GCTTGGGCTTGGGCTTGGGCTTGGGCTTGGGCTTGGGCTTGGGCTTGGGCACGACGCTCGTTCATCACTGCGTGAATCTTCGTTGCTCGCTGAATTGCATTCTCGGCGGAGAATAACGACGCCATGAATGTATTACCGGCACCTTTGTAGGCTTTCGCGAGATCGAGTTCTTCGCCGTTTACCGCCTGTTTAACCAATGCGTCTGCTACGTCGCCTTGTACTTCCCCCATAGGCTCTGCGAATGTGCCAGCAACAATACCGAGGAAGGATAGGGCTAATTTACGTGCTTTGCCCGGCGATTGTTTCGCAGCTTTACGAAGCATTTCAGAAGCGCCTTCAAGTCCACCGGTGGTAAGTAGTTCGTTAGTGGAACGCGCCAAAGAGCCTAACTGCGCTTCTTCTATAGATTTAGGTAGAGAGCCATCAGCAATCGCTTCTTTCTCCAGTTGCGAGAACTGATCCACGGTGAGCATGTTCATATCCCACCCATGCTCCTTCGCCTTTTCTTCCATCGTAGACGTAAACGCCTCACGGGTATCCAAGCGCATATTAGTACCGGAGTTCCACAATACCTGTCCTAACACACGGTCAGCAACTGAACCTCCGCGCGAAAGTATCGCTAACCCTAATTGCGCAGCTCGCTCCGGTGCCTGCGATACAGAGCTCTCTAACATTTGCCCAAACCATTCGGCAGCGTCATTAAAACCAAACCCCTGTCCGAACGGAGTAGCTAAGGCTTGTTTAGTAAAGTCCCATAACCCCATATCCTGTAGCTCTTGTCTCCGTTGTTGCAACCCTGCAACACGGTCAGCACGTTTATTTGAATAAGCGCGTTTGACACCGGCTTCTTGGTCTTGTGTGAGTAAGTAATTACCTTGCTCGTCTCGGGTGAAATGGCTGCCATCTAAGTACTTAGGCTCTACCCCTAGTTCTTCCAACTCCGCACGGGTGTATTTAACTTTGTTCTTATCGTCGCGGTTGTATTCGTCCATCGTTTTTTGTTCGCGTAACGCATTAGCGGTTGAATAGTAGCGATCTGCAATTTTCTCCATCTCGTCGCGCGAGAAACCATTTTTCTTCCCGTAGTCTTCTAAATCGAACAGCGCGTCTGTAAACGTATTTACGTCCGCCATAGGGTTAGCGGAAGCCATCTTCTCCGCCTGTCTAGCATTCATAACTAAGCGATAAATATCACTTACTTTGCCGGCTGCTTTAGGGAACGCTTTCTCTACTGCCGGTACCGCTTCCTTGTAGTCTTCATCGTTGGCGAAGGAAAGCGCAGTATTCGCAGTTCGAGTTACTGCAGCGTCCATTTCTGACGCAGCCGCATTCACCCGAGGAACAAAGGTCTCAGACACAACATTACCGGTTGTGCGTTCAACTTTTGTCTCTGGCGCCTCGTCAATCTCTTGTAACTTCTTCGCGATGCGTTCTTTCTGTGCTTCGTCGTTTGTAAGTTCACCAAAGCGCGCTAAACTTTTACGCCATTCCTGTTGCACTGCGAGTACAGCGAGGGGGTTATCAGCGAGACCGTCTTGTTTCATACGTTCGTTTAGCGCTTCGTATGACAACGCATTACGCCCGAACTCTGGGTTAATACCGTACCGCTTCATTGCTGCATTTAAGTCAAACTCAGACGTTTTTGTTTCCGCTGTAGGCGTTGGATTTTCCTGCCCCGTAGATACAACTTCGCCTACGGTGTTATCCGTAGGCTGATTTGCAGGTGCGCCGAACAAAATGTCATCGTACTTTGTACGTGGAGATGGTGTGCCCCCATCTCCGAATAAAATGCTATCGTATTTACTCATTACGCTTCTCTTATCATTTGTCTAAGTGGTTCGTCCAACTCCGTAGGTAAACTTTTTCGCTGCTGCTCTACGAAGTTTACGTCAAAACGTTGCGGGCCAATTAACGCCCCCATTCTCGCGATACGTTCTTTTTCCTCGTCGGTACGTGTCGGATTATTCGCGACGTGTTTTAGGAACGCATTCTCTGCGGCATTTTCGGGGACGATCTGTGTCCCGTCGTTTAGCTGCGCGACTTCTTGCGGAACAAATCCAAGATCTTGATGATTAGGTTTAATACGAGTCTGGACTTCGGCGCCGGTAGGATTGTGTTCTGCACCGGTGCTTGCGAAGTCGAGCTCTGGTTCACCGGTGCTGTCGGTTTTGGGCTTTCGTCCTCCACCGGCATATTATATTTAGCTAAATCTACGTCTTCACCTAAATGTTTTGCTAGTGATTTATTAACGTAGGCTAAATCGCGGGTATGCTGCGCATAAGGGGAACCTGGTAAACTTGCCCATGTACGGTTGGCTTTTTTCACCGCTGTGGCAAAATCGCCTTCTAAAATCGCGTCAAGTGCGCCGGACTGTTTAAGTAATGCCACCGCCCCAAGGTCTTGCGAGTGAGGGGAGAAGTCTTTTAGTCCATATTGTTTAGCCAAACTATTCCATGTGCGCTCTAAGAACTGATACGCACCGCTCGCAGTGGAGCTATTATGTTTGCCGTCAGTTTGGGTGAAGCCCCACTTTTTAAAATTCGGCGTGCCTAAGTCGCCCATCTGGTTTTTATGGCTACCACCATAAACGCGATATGGGTCAGCCCCTCTGGACGTACCCTCGGTGTCACGGATTAACGCTAAGAATGCTTGGACGTTTTTGTTACCTAAGTAACCTTCAAGCTCATTTGCCATTGCTCTATCCCCTATAAATTGTTGGCGTTATCGGTATCCCCAATTGTACCACTATTCTTGTATTTTTTGATTACTTCGTCCATGTCAGTGCCATTTGGGAACGTAATCATCTGGCCGTTAGCGAAGTAGAGCGTGTTACCGCTACGCATTACATTATTGTTAATAAGTTCACCGGGGGTATTCGCGGCAAATTGTGCAAAGCTATCTCCCATCTTGTATGCCTTTGGCTGCGGGGTTTGGTTCGCCGTGCTTTGTCTTTGTGCGCGATTAATCGCAACAATGTTGCCATTCTCGTCCGTAGTGTAACCTTTACTTAATGCGAGTGAATTTTTCGCCTGTGCGATGGCATTCTGATACTCGCCATAAGTGTTACGAATAAAATCATGGTCTTCATTAACAAGGCGTTTAGCTTCCACCGGATCTAAAACTTCACCACGTTGACGTGCAGCTTCTACCATCTCATTGGCACGGTTTTCTACCGCACGATCTATGTAGGTCTCGTATCCGTTTTTCGTACCATAGTCTGCCAAGAACCGTGTTGCGTCCATACCCATAAAAGTTTTGGTTCGGTCAAACTCACCTTGCGCTTGCTGCTTATTAAGTGAGGTCTCACGTACTTGTGCTTCAAGCGGTTGTTGCTCTACCATAGTTTGCGCTTTATTTGCTTTGTACGCGGCTGTGTTCTCGTTCGCATTCTGTGTCGCACGAACTTGGGTGGCTTGCGATTGACCTAATTGTTCGATGGTTTCCGGGTTTCTTAGCTCGGCATTTTTCACAAAACTAATTTGATTCCCTAACACCGCGTCGTCAATCTTTGTGCTGTCGTTTACGAAGTTAAGCGCTTCGTTACGTGCATCTTGACGCATTGCATTTTGTAACCCGTAATTACCTGCTATGCGCTGTACTTGCTTTTGGTTTTCTGCGTTATTCGCGGAATCTGCCTTTAACGCGAAATTGAAGTTGTCGATGTAATCACGAAAAGCGTCCTGTCTACCTTGACGAAAGCCACTATTTACTACGTCGCCGCGGTATCCACCACGGGTAGGAGCTACTATAAACATAACCTTATCCTTTTAAGACTGATGAAACTGAACGTGGGGTGGTTGGTGTTCCACGCGTATAAGCCGGTGTCGCTTCCACAATCGGAGCTGCCCGTTGTGAATTTGGCGACGGGATTATACCACCGATTGTGTAAGCAGCCGTACCGAGTAATTGGCTTAATGCAGCACCTGGGTCTGCGCCAAATTTACTAAACGCTGCCACCGCTCCGTCTATGCCGGTAATCGCCTGCCCGGAGACACCACGGCCGGTGTTAATAAACGACAACCGTACTTGTAACCATTTGTCTTCCAAACGTTGCTCGCGTAAGTTCTCGTACTTAACCGCGCTATTAATCGCATTACCTACAAGATTTGCTTCCTTGACCGCTAAATCGCGAAGGGCAGTTTTTACCGAACCGGTGCAATACTGATTCGCACACATCAACACTTCTCTACGTTTACCTACCATCTGCGCGCGTGCGTTAATAACAAACCGCCCTGCTGTCGTATCATATTGCGGGCGATAAGGGTTTGCGAAGTAGTTGTCAATTTGTTTACCAAGTTGAATCTCGTGCGGTTGGTATTGCGCTTTATAATGACTGTAAAGATCCTCCGCCAAAGTTTGTTGCCGATTGGCTAGGTCGTAAACTCTATCCGCGATTTGTTTTTGTTGATTATACTGTTGAACCAACGCCCACAACTGAATACCGTTTAGAATGTAAAAGGCGGTGTCCTTTATCCACGAGTTCTCCTCCTCGTAGACTTTCTTGTAAAACTTCCGCCAGTTGTCTTCCTCCTTCCGGCGCACGTCTTCTGCTTGCGCAAACTTAGCCGCCCACTTCTGATGGTTCTTTCGTATTTCTTCGAGCTCATGATTGACACGGGCTTTATACGCAGCCGTATTCGCCTTCTCGATTTCTTGGCCTTGAGCTTGTGCGAGTTGCTGATAATTCGTGAGTGTAAACGCGGTCATATCCTACCCCGTGTATGTAATCTTAGTTGCCTTAGCCGGCTGAACATCACCTGACTGCATAACGTTACCAAAGAACGGTTGATACAGTAAATTACTCACTTTGAGTTGCGAGATGTCGCCTTTCGGTGCAACCGGCGAAGAAATCATTTGTCCTACAGTATTAGACAGGGTACCGAGTAATTGACTTAATGCAGCACCAGGGTCTGCGCCAAAGCCACTGAAAGTGTTAAACGCCTTCATAATACCCTGTTGTCCTTCCGCCGACACATTTCTACCGATCTGCAAGTACTTCATTCGTAATTCAAGCCACTTGTTGTCCTTGGTATCTTTGCGCAGTTCTTCGTAGCGATAGGCACCATTTCGTGCATTGCCGACGGATTGCGCCTGTTCAATTGCCCAAGATAAAGCGTCACTTTCTGTAAACGGAGCACAATTAGAACTGGTGCAGCGCGTTACGTCTTCACGTGCTTTGCGAAAAGCTGTTCGCATGTTTTGTTCAAACCTCGCACCCGTGCCGTCATAATCGGCGCAGTATGGGTGGTCGAAATAGTTCTGAATCTGTTTACCTAGCGCGATTTCGTGCGGGTAGTAAGTGCCTTTGTAAAAATCAAAAAGCTCCTCGGCTATCCGTTGTACACGGTTAGCGATGTCGTGAGTTTTATCCGCTAAGTCCCGTTGTTGCTGGAACTGCTTCCACAACGCCCATAATTGGATACCGTTAAGAGCGAAAAGAGTTAGCTTCTTAAACCAACTCATTTCTTGCCCATAGACGTCGTTGTAATACTCCAACCACCGGTGGCTTTCCTTTAGGCGTTCATTTTCCGCGTAGTCAAACTGGTCCTTCCACGCCTCGTAGTCCTTGCTAGCCCATTGGTAGTAATCACTCCAACCTGCGTTTAATGCCCCCGGGAACTTATCTGCGTCTTTCTTAGGGGTAGGCGTAGGTGCCGGAGGTGTAACTGGCGCCCCAGGCGTACCAGTCACGGTTACGCTACTGCTCCCGCTTATTGGAACTTCTTGCCACCCTGCCATTTTCTATAGCTCCGCTCTGTATGTTTTTAAGTAGATGTCACCGAACCACGATAAGTCCTGCTCCTCGCGAACTGGTATATCTAACGTCGTCACGTTGCGTGCTCTGTACACCAGTTTACCGAGCTCTACAATGCGTTTAAACAAACCTTTGCCTCGGTATTCTTCATTCAAATATGCAGCCATCATCGTCGCGCCGCGTGAACCATCGCCTTTTGTGTAGAGGCTAACCATCGCTACACCAACACGCTCGTCGTCATCGTTTAGTACCTCGATGAAATCGAGTTGCGCGGAATGCCACATAATCGCCATCATTTCTGACGGAATAGTCTCGTCTGCGTTAAACAGCTCTTTGTGGTAGCGATCAATGAATGGTCGTAGTTCATTCACCACGGCTAAGGTTGCTTCCGGTGTATCGGGAAATTTTACTGTTTGTACTTTCATATCGATCCTAATTCTCTATAACTGGTGGAGACTTCCACTTGGTAAACTTCTGCCGTTCCGTTTAAAGCTAACTGGAACTCCACGTCTCTACGCCCACTTGGTAAGCGAAATTTGTCCGTTGTCACAGGGCTGAACTCTTTTATTAGTATGTCGTCCCCGAATAACTTGAACGTGACGTCTCCTCCATTATATCGACTGACTTTCGCCCCTGCAAAATTAACCTGCGTTGGGGAGATTTCTTTCTTACCAACCCAATGATATGGACGATACGAATCGCCTTTATCCCAACGGTAAACCCCATCTTTCTCTACCAGATAGAGCTCGTCATTGGCACCGAATGCAAACCGTGGACGATCTGATAATTCAATTAGATTCGAGTTCTCCCAACTACTCAAACTAACGGGGAACTGCAGACAATATCCTGCATTGTCGCTAAAGAAATAAATACTGTCGCGATTGTAGGCCACACTCATACGGTCTGGGTGCAACGCTTGCCAGTCGTCCGGGGCGAAGTACCGCGACGTGATATTCTGCGCAGACACTCCGTCGGTTAGAATCAATCCATCTATAGAGACGAATACCACCCCTTTTGGCGTTAGCGTATAACCATGCCCGCCACAACAACTAATCAGCGGATAATCTTCAATTGTCTTTCTGACTTGTCGGCACCCAACCGTTTTACAGTCTTGAATCGGTTCAACAAGGTAAATTGACCCACATGTCAAAACAATAACATTGTGATTAAACTCAATTAGTGCCTGTGCCGTATCTGGGATTGTAAGTTCGTCAGCTTCCTGCCACGCGTGAGGGAAGTTTGGTGTAGAGAAGCGAATCTTGTTCCCACCGGTAATCCCGGCCAATTGCGTACCATCTACGCTGATTACGTCTCTCAAGTCGGCAGGAGGTGCGGCATACTCCTGTGATTCCATCGCATACCCGAGTTCATAGTCGTGCTTGTCGTCGATGAATGCACCCGTATTTACGTCTATCTCCGCTACCAGATAGAACTCACTAAGCGCGTTCTTCTCCTCAATCATAAAACTTTCGATAGTCGTATTGGTTTGGTCGAATCCACTGGCTAAGCGATATATGCGAATCTTTTCTACCCCATATTCCGCCGGCGGTGTAGCAAACCCACTTAACATCACTCGCCCACCATCATCTACGTCCAGTAACTCGGTCGGATAACTTGGTGGGCCTTCATCGCAGCAACTATTCACGTATGTGTACACGTATGTACGCGATACACGTTGGTAGTCGATGGCGTCAATTAAGTTCTCTGAATAACAACGATCTATGTTTTTAAGTGGATCTAACCGTTCCACCGTAAGCGGACTCTTTGGCGATGGCAATCCTAAGCGAATCCATTTAGGGTTACATTCATCAGAACATGACGTAGCCGGATAGTCATACAACCCCGTCACCACTTGGCGACCGCAGGTTGTATTCATTCGGGTAAACTCAACGCACTTGTCAAATTCTTTCCAACAGCAATTGTCATAAAACACCGACTTTGTTGTCTTCTTAATGGCGTGGCATAACTTCTTCTCGCGGAATGGGCGTAACGTACCGTGCCACAAGTTTACGTCTTTCGCAGTCTCAGCGTATCCGTCACCTAGTAGATGTCGGTCATATCTGGGTGCTACGCCTTTAAAGTTTTTATACATTAAGTTCATTCTATAACCCTAATGCCGTTTTTAACTTCTGCACTAATGCCGGCTTACTTAACACGCGGTTAAGTAGCGCGTCGTCGTCTATGTCAAGTGGTGCCGGAATGTTACCTGTACCGGTAAATACTGAACTTGCGTTAATACCACGTCCATTACGTAGGCGCGCTTCATCTACAATTACTTGAGTTGTCAACCCAGAGTTGACAACTTGAAATGCTTCACTTGAGAACTCTAAGTTAGTTACGACTTCTAAACCATGGCGTACTTTCCACAACCCAGTCTTCGTAATCGTAAACCCGTTACCTTCAAACTCTGTTACGTTAATCTCCGGCAACGTTGCCTGTATATCGCCAAGGTCGAACTTGTAAGGATTATCGACCGTACCTAACCCAGTGAGTTTAACCTTATCAGTGCTCTCAAACTCTAATTCCACCTTAAGGCCGTCGGCTTTTTGCGATATTCGGTTGTTACGCGGGGATAATTTAACTTTCGCCGTCCAAGGTTTGTCTGGGCTGCCATTTCCGCTTACATTCACGCTCGTACTATCTTTCCAAACCGGGTCAACTGTAAGCTGATTATTCTCGATCTTCGCCAAATTAGACGCACTTGGTGCCACAGTTAATGACGTAACTTCTACCGGTGGTGGATTACTAGTCGCACCGTCACAGCACGCCTGCGGAGTATAAACTGGAATAGGTGCTTGTCCTACTCCTACGATACAGCCGTCAGCGAATGTGAGCGAAGTATATGTACCATCTGGGATCTGGAATTTTCTTTTTGTCACATACAAACAGTTCCCGTCATAATGTAAGCTCTTATTTCCTACACACAACGAGAACGGTTTGCAGTTCTTTTTTGTCTCCGGCATTTTACTGCTGCACGGCTTGCATCCACAATTAGCCATAAATCCCACCTGATCTTAATCTAATCTTACCTCGACGCACTCCTAGTAATCGGTCAGCGCCAGCTTGTGTAACGGCTGACTTGTAATCGCGCTCGTGTACAGCGGACAAATTCAAGTCGAACCATCGCGCTTGCTTTATGCGATAAAGCATAGATAGTGCCTTGTCGATTATCGCTTCCCGGTACTTTTCGTAGAGTAGCACGTCTAACTCACAACAATCTTGTTTGGGTGCAACGGACACCACTACCCGAACCTTGCCCCCACTCTCGACAGGGATAGGGCTAACCTTAAGGCTATCTGGTGACACGAACCATACGTAGTGCCCGCTGCAAATTGGTTTGCTACATGGCTCTTTACTTAACACCTCATAGCCACATACCTCTTGAATACTCACAACTCTATCGCAGTCTTCAAGATCTAATAAATATTCTTCCGCACACGCAATCAACTCTATTTCGGTTGTACGCTTAATTACTTGCGTTTTAGTACAAAAATCAATGGCTGCCTTGCGAACAAAATCCTCCGCCATAGGTTGTTCGATGCCATCTAGTAACATAATTTCGTCAATGAAGTAGGATAGTGGTACGGTCTCGACAATGTCACGCATTATTTAATCCCCAGTTGGTACTTAGCCACCTCTCTTGCAACCAACGGCTTAAGCACCGCCGGTAAGCTCTCAAGGTTATAATTGGCTTCTTTGTCCGTTTCTGTTTTAACTTCTAATAACTTGAAGAACAAGTTTAGATGCTGCGTAGCAAGTGACGTGGAGGATTGACTTTCTTCGTCCACCATTAACGCCCGGAATATTACCCAATGCACGCCCATTACTATATCACCACAATTTGCTTCGCTAGTGTCCGCGTCTAAACGGTTCATTTCAAATTCACGTGGTGGGTTCTCGCACATGAACTTAAGATATATATCCACCCCATACGGGATGGACGGTTTAACCATGACTGACCCATCTTTATCCGTCAATATGCGATAGTGGGTGAGTTTGAAATCACGGTTATGTGTAAATGAAGAACAGTGGCGTGGTCTAAAGCCACCCCACTTTAACTTATGATCTGATTTATCTAGTTCGATTTCATACAAGACGTTGCCGTCTTTATCACTCACACCAATGACTGACCGCACGCGTCCGCAGTCGTCGAGCACTTGGTTCATGCCGGGTTGTAATTTCGCTACCTTCGTAGATTTAAACTTACTCGGGTTTAGCGTAAACATTACACACAACGCCTCATTCCAATAGCCCAACAATTGCTCTTGCGACCATCGTTGGAACTGCTTGTTAGGCACTTCATCTATATAGTCGTTTAAATCACGCGCTGCGCGTACGATCAAGTCATTGATTGTCGTCATTATTCGTCTAAGCCGTCTAAATCAATATCGTTTGGTTCTTCTGCTTCGGTTTTTGTTTCAGTGGTTTCTTTCACTTTTTTAGCCGGAGCTTTTTTAGTTGGAGCTTTCTTTTCCGCAGGAGGGGCAGCATCTTCTTCCGCTACCGTTGCACCAGAGGCTTGCTGTTTTGCCATCGCGTCAAGTTGCGCTTGAAGCTCTGCAATTTTCTTCGCTGATTCAATTTCAAGCTCGGCTAGTTTTTCGTTCGCAATCGCTAAATTACGTTGGTTAGCTTGTGCAACTTCTTCCGCTTCCGCACGTTTCGCTGCTTCTTCTTCCATACGTTTTTGTGCTTCGAGACGTGCAACTTCTTCCGCGTCAGCACGCTCTTTGGCTAATTCTAATTCGCGATTTAACGCGATTTGTGCTTGGTCGCTTGAGTACGCTGTAGGGTTCTCAGGGTCGTACGCTGCGACTAAATCACCACGCGCCGCAAGTTCTGGTACCCAAGGATAGAGTGTACCGTCTGCGTCACGTAAAAATTTTGCTTTTTTTGCCATTGGTGGGGCAACATTCTTTGTATCTTGAGCCATCTCAAGTTCTCCGTCAGTTGGTTGGTTATATCGCGCTCTTGCTTGTTTAGCAAGCTGTGTAAATTTTCGTGCCATAAAGGAAAGAAGGTGCGGGTGTTATCCCGCACCGTACCCAATTAAACGTGGATCGGACATTCGTAGTCATACGCGTGCGCTGTTACTTCAATGCGCGCGGTGATGTCAGATAATTTCACGTTAGGGTTAGACGGTAAGCTATCTACTTTTAACCCCAACACTAAGAATTTATCGTCTTCAATCCAGTGGCCGCCGTTTGTTGGGCTAACCGCACTGCGTTTAAATGATTCAGCATTAGCCGGAATACCGTTCATAGGTGTCACCAATGGTAATACCGTACCGGTAGGAAGCATGGTGGTTTTGCTGTACTCATGAACTTCCACAGATACAACTAAGCCATCCGCATTCATCTTACCTTGGTACCCACGTTCAGATTGAACTGGGATTACACGGGCAGCGACGTCGATTAAGGTGTGGTTAGACGGAATTTCAAATAACCCGATAAACTCATTCAGCCCGGTATTAGCGAGATCCAACGCTTCCGCTTGACCTTCGCTGAACATAGGGTTAAGTGAGTTTCCTGTGGTAAAGAACCCATGCATAAACTCACCGGCGATGCGCTCGGCTACACCGTTGATTTTTTCCTCATACACAGTTTGACGTGCGGTAGAAGAACGATTGTAGCGGTATGGACCGCCTAAAGTTAGCATTACATTTGCCATCGTAAAACTCCTTAATCAAAAGTCCAATAGCCGACAGCGATTGCGTCGCCGTAAATTGCTTTACCGCCCCATAACGCAGCCATTTGATATTGACGACCTAAGTAGTCTTTATCTTCAATGATACGACCTTCGGTGATGTCGCCGTAGAACGCAAAGGCTTCTTTCCAGAAAGCGAGTACGTAGTAGGCTTGTTTGTTCACCGCAGTATCAAATGCACCGATGGTACGCATTGAGGAAATGGTACGGAAGCCAACTAATTGACCCGGGAATTCACCTGTCAATAACATTGACGGATCTTTACAGCAGCCAATATCTGCGGCAAGGCGATATTCAGATTGGATCAACACATTGGCAAATTCTGGTGGGACGAGCAAGAACATCTCACCGTTTTTCCAACGGTTTTGATGAATCAATACATTACGTAAGTTCATCAAGTTGACCGGTAAATTAGCCGGGGTAATACGCACCGGTGCACCGACAGTACCTAAGTTGATAGCACGATCGCGACCTGCGTTTGCACCTTTGTTGCGGCGGTCTGCTTCTAATACCATCGCTGATAAAACGAAGCTATGCCACATGCCGGATAATTCGCGATAGCAAGAATCCAAGAATCCTGCTTCAAATTTAGACCAGAATTGGCATAAATTACGTTGTAATGCGTTGTCGATTTTGATCGCTTTGTACGCTTGGTTACAAAGTGTCATTTGCACCGACGTGATTTGTACAGTATCTGGTTTGATGACTTGGTTATCTTCAAGTCGTCTCCACGGACCTACGTCCGGTTGTAGAATAAATTCTACAACTTGGTTACAGTCGAAGGCTTGCGCCACGATTCGGGTATTAACGATCTCACCTAAGATGTCATTTTCCCAACCGCGCTCAATGATTCGGCTATGATAACCTTTCGTAGCGAGAGGAGTATCGTGGATACTACCATAACCGGACGCTGAACCTAAACCTGCTTGCGCCATTGTTAGCTCCTATGTTGTTACTTGCCTGAACGATGTGCGTCCAGTTTTGATCTATACTCTCTATACTCCTGTCGAGAAATATCGCGCATTTGGTACGCTCTCAACATTTGCGTAGCTTCCTCATCGGAGAACGTATAGCCACCTGTATCCGTTGCCGGTGTGGTGTTTGCACCTTCTCCGTTTGACCCACTCACATCCGCAATCGCAGCTAAGGGGTCTTTCCCACCACCCATAAAGGCCTTAACTTCACGAATGATGAAATCAGCTCGCCCGTTCTCTAACGCTTCTTGTAAAGCGTGGCCGAATGTAGCCGTAGGGAATCGATCGTCTTTCTCCGCCAACTTATCTTTGAACGCTTTAGAGTTAAAGATTGTGTCGAAGTCTGGAATTTCTTTTTTAATATCACCGTACACACGCGCCTTGGTTTGTTCCAATTTCTCTTGCGCGGTAGGTTCGCGGAATCGTTCTTCCGTTTTTGCAATTCGTTGCTCAATGCTACTTAGCTTCGCAGCAACTGGTGCAACCAATTGGCGGCGTACTTCGAGTAAAACATCGTCGTCCAATTGCTCACTGTCAAAACCTTGTTTTTCAAGCATCGCACGAAATTCATCGGCTTGCTCCGCTTGTGTTTTAGTTTCAAGCTGCCCGCGTAATTCGGCGAGTTCGCGCTCTAGTTCTTCTTCCCGCGCCGATTTCTGTGGCTGTTCAGAAGTTTGTTGCGCTTGTTTAGCACGTAATAACTCAAGCTCCTCACGTTGCATCTCAATGAGACGATCACGTTCATCTACTGTGGTAGTAGACGCAGGTTCACCAGCTTGATTGTCCTGTGCTGATGACTCCGCCGCTTCTTTATTTACGTTTTGTGGTGGTTCGGTTGCACCGGCACCCCCATCTAATACGACTTGTTCTGGTTGTTTGATGAAGCCCGTTGTACCGTCATCGTTTACGGTTACCCCGTTCTCCTCTAGCAGTTTACGCGCTTGCTCCGCGAATTGATATTTAGCCATAAATCCGTGTCCTATTTATTGACTTGTTTAATGAGCTGCACCATCTCTGCTGCAAACTCCGCTTTACCTTTGTAGGTTAATGACATCGCACGCTGCGCAGGTGCGTCCGTCATGAGGAACATCTGCGCAGTCTTTCCGTGCAATACTTCATTGCTACGTTTGACGTTTTCCAGAAGGGAAATAAACTGGTTAGCTAAAATCGGGTCCGCAAACACCTTCGCTAACATATTCATTTCCGCTTCGGAGACGTCATAGTTCCCAATTCGATTATTTTTCACGTAATGGGTTCTTCACGTTAAGTTTAGTTTGATTCATTCCACGTTGGTCTTTCAGCGTTGGTTTAGCACCAAGTAAAGAAGCCGTGGTGGAGACTGTACGGGTTGTACCGGTACGCATGTCTTTCATCTGGATGCGGTCTGGAATACCGGCCGATTTACCGCATTTTGCACATCTTGCCATAGTTAAGCTCCATGAAAAAAGTTTTGAGGGATTAATTTCGCTACGTCGGCCGTAATTTCTTCGACCTCTATAGAGACTTTGCCTATCGATTTCTCGTGGCATAATTCAAAGGCGTAGTACCCCGGAACCGATAGCACGGTAAGGTTCTGCCCACAATGATGACCCATCGTGTCTTCACACAGCATAACCGGTTCAGAGCTGATGATCCGAAGCTCCGACGCCTCAAAAATACATTGGCGACAATCGCCATCTTCGCAACCATCGCCGTGTGGCATTGCGCTATGCTCAACCTTGATTTTGTGTAACACCGCGCAATCACCTTCTTCTATCACATCACCTACATCGTTGTGTACTTCGTCTTGGAAATTAAACGACGAAATCACCATCGCGTATCCTGGGTAAACTTGAAATACCTTAGATAACGTGGTGGTGGATTGTGGGGAAATAATTTGAATCGGTTTTGCCATAATTAATTACCAATAATAAGTTTATTCGGTAAACAGCAACATTCTACTTCGTTAATTGTGCAGAACACTTTACCTAGCATAGTTGGTGCTTTCATCTGTAACACAAACAACCCCGGTATCGTTAAGAACACAGCACTGTTGCGATTGGTAATTTCTACAGTCTCACCGTTAATTTTAAACGGCTCACTCATTTCGATGTTTACACTTGAGCCGGGTTCCGCGCTACAAATACAACCATACCCCTGTGGCATAACGCCCGGACGTGGGTGTACCTTATGCAGCTCTAGCGCTTCACCGTCTCCCAACCCAAATGTACAAATTTTAATAGGCGCACACGGATCGACGTGGAAGATATGCGACACAGTATTGCTAGACCGCGCGTCGAATAATACATTAGGATCTTTAGCTTGTACGCGATTGCCGATTCGACGACCGGTGGAAATTTCACAAGTCATAGTATCTCCAGTAATTTACTTACTACAACGAATAATATGGCAGTGATAGTTGACCCAACAAACACGCCACGCCACCACCAACAATACTCGCACTCTAACCTAAACAAGTCAGCGAAGGGTACTATAACTTTTCCCCATACAACCGCTTGCCACTTAGCGACCGCCTTTTTCACGTTCCACCAACTTATTGTAAATTGGGGTAATCAAAGCAATGGCGTCGTCATACGCTTTGTCGTCTGGGCCACGTGGTTCTAAAATATACGGTGGTTTCCAGTAAAGGCGTTTAAAGCCTTGGAACGTACCGTCTTGTGCGTATGACAATTCGTCACCTTCACTAAAACGTACTACGACATTTAAGGTGCCACCGCCGTCGCGGACAACTTGCCCCATACCTTTTAGCACGTCATATACGACGTCGCCTAGGCGCATTTTACGGCCGTTTAATGAATCCATAATCGATCCTCTGTCTTATAATTTTCCCGCATTCTACTATACAAGTTAGTGTGTATCAACTAACTTGTATAATCCTTGTTCACCTACTGGAGTTGTGCTTCATTTGGCGCAGGTGGCGCACTCTGCTGTACCTCACCGCCGGCATTCTGCGAAGCTAATGCCATCGGGTCAAGCTCTCCCTCTTGCTCGCTAATCTTGGCGAAGACATCGTCCACGTCATAGTCCACCAAATCCAACGCCTGCAACACGCGTTGAACCGCTTTATCAATCGATTCTGGTTTAACGCGGCCGGTTTGCGCAAGACTTGCCACCACCTGTGCAGCTTCGAGCATATCGTTTTTCTTGAGCTCTTTCTCCATCAGGCCACTAGCACCGCGCGCTAATACTTTCGCATCACCCTTAATGTCCTCACGCGGATTATATTTAAGGTTGTACAGATAAAGCGCTGTGGCAAATGGCGCTACCACGTCATCATCGATGTTGGTAATCCCGCTCTGCACCCCTTTGAGTGCGTTACCGTAGAGCATAGACATACCACGGAAGGTACGGTTTGCCCCGGTGCCCACCGGTTGCCCATGGATACTCGCCGGGATCTGCGTCACCACGTCAGCTAAGGACATAAACCACTGGCAGACGTTACTTAGTGCTGCGGTGTTATTTGGGAAGTTATGGAACATATACGCCGGTCGTCCACCCCCTACCGGATCTGGGTCAACCGGGTTCACCATAAACGGCTCAATGTCCCCAACTTGGTCGTCAGTAATCCACTGCTGAATCCGACTAAAATCTACCTCACCGATAGGACCGCTTGAATATTCCATATTCTTAATCATACCCCGTAGGCAGCTGTGAAACGCGCGCTCAACCTCGCGAATCTTTTGTGCGATACCGAACCCCATAATGCCATTGCCCGTTTTCTCGTAACTTGTTACATAGATAGGGCGTTTATTCGCATTAGGGTTAGGATTAATCACTACTTTCAGTGTAAAGTGCCCTAACGTATGAATGATACATTCGTAGTACTCATTGGCTTCGACGTTCTTTAAGCCGTACTCTTTGAGCACATCACCACGCACTGCGCCATAATACTTCAATACTTCGAGCGCAGTTTTGCCATCCCACGGAATTATGTCATTGGAGTTCTCAGGGTTACTCCCTAACCAATTCATCGGGGTATTACGGTCGCTAAAATATTCAAGAGCTGAGATAACGTTTTCCCGTATATACGAGTCCATCTTCGCCATCTTCACCAGTTGCTGCTTAGAATAGCGTTTACGCACGATGACATACGATCCGTCCTGCGTGTCTGTACTGTCAGACGACCAGAAAAAATCAAATGGGCTTACATGATTCACCGCATACACCACTTCATCTTTAGCCTGTAGCGAATCACCACTCCAAACAAACTGTGTGCGTATCTCCGGCACCGGACCTTCCATAACCGCGTAAGGGTAGATACAGAAATCCTGCAGGAACTTCATCATTGCTTTACGGTATCCACCGTCAATGCACTGGTCCCACATCACCGTTTCCATCGTCTTAGCCGCGTTGTTAGCAGAAACTAACATAGCCTCACGTACATACTTCTTCTGGCCCCGTGCGAGTTCTTCCATCTCAATCTTAGACGTAGGAATCAACGTCTCGTCTTTACCGAAGATGACTTCTTTCACCCGCATTAAGACTTCGTCCTCGATCTCCTTATTTAACTCAGGAATCGGCGTAGGCTCAATAGAAAACGGCACCCCACCACTCCCGAACAATAAGTCACGGATCCACGCATTCAGCGCACTCACCTTCAACTGCGTAAGGCTAGGTGTAGGAATATTCCCAAACGCTTCACGAATGTCACAAGGTATCTCACCGTAGTATTGCGAATAGCAGTTATTCAGCACTTCTTCCGCTGTATAATCGCCGAACTTGTGCATCGCCCGATGTTTTACCGCAGCGTCGAAGTCTTGCTTCACCATCCGCGCCAGTTTGTCTTTAAACTCGACTGCCGTCTCACCTTTGCTTTGGCTAATTTTATCCGCCAACCCTAGGTGCTCTTTTATATTCATACCGACCATTAGTACACCCGTTTAGATGCCACGCGTTTGTATGCGTGCTGTTGTTGATTATCCGAACCGTGTCGTATGCCGTTACAGAGGTATTGCATGGCGTCTGCTATGTGCGAATACTCATTTTTCACCGGTTCACTGGAGAAGGTCTGACCTACTCCGCTAATCTTCAATGGTCGGTAGTGGTAGCCGCCACGGAAGCCGTTGATTATTTTCTCACACCGCTTGTCGATCAACAAGCCACCCCTGCGTTGCAAAAAACTAATCACGCTATCAAGGCGCGCTTTAAACTTATTCGTCGGTGCATTCTGCGCTTGTATGCCGTACTGCCGTAGCACCTGGACCGGCGTCTCACCACGGTTACTATCCCTAGGGTTAGCCGGGTCAGTGTATGCGACGACTTGACAGCCAGGATAGTGCTGTGCCAAGAACGGACGTAGCACATCTCGAACAAACGGAATGAACGGCATATCCAACGCCAAGAGCTCGTGCTTGATGTGTAACACCCCAAGCTCCACCTGCCCAAACACAACGGCAGGATTAAGCCCCGTGGTATCGATGCCAAGCATTACCGGATAACTTACTCGCGGTTCAAGTGAGTATCCGCTTACAACTTCTTCCGTCCAATATGACTGATACACCGGACGACCGTCGAAGTTGCTGCCGTATTTCCCCATAATCTCCGTGTCGATGTAATGCTTAGGCTTGCCATCGAGCATTCTGCGATAGTACGCATAGCCAAACGCACGGCGTTCCTCAAGCGTCCACGGCACGCCGTCGACTATCGGTTTCTGGCTTAAGTACTCTAAGTTCTCCGCGAGCGGGTTGTCTATGTACTCGATCTCACCTTTGCTATTTACTTTCTCAATGAACGGCGCCGGTTGATGGAACACCCGACTACTCTCCGTCGGATTAAAGTCTAACTTGGCAATCCAATGGTCTTCCGCCGGCGGGTTGCTGTCGAATATCACGCCACTGAATGTACACCCGCCTAACCCCGTCATCGGGTCAATGGTCGGATATCGCCCAACCCGCTCCTTACAAGTGTCATAAACTTCAAACGCCACCTCCCGCGCCTCGTTGATAAATATCATCGTAAACTCCATCGACTTGAGTTTCTGCGCATCTTGTACGTTCTCAAGGGCAATGAAGATGAACTCCATATCGAAACTCGTCCCGTCCGGCAACCCCCCGCTGAACCTCGCCGTCATAGGCGCAGTCTGGCGAACAGGGGCTAATATAGGCGGCACCCAACTACTAAACGTCTTCACGGTCGTTGTACGTAGGTTCGGGTACGTCGCCCGCACGAGCCCCATCCGTGTGCGTCTCACCCCGTCAGGACCAGGGTCTTGTTGGAACCCACGGCGTAATAACTCTTGGATCATCATCACCGACTTGCCCGTCCCTACGCCTGCTACCACCCCGCGCACGAAGCTGTCGTCATTATGGAACTTAATCGCCGTCGGCGACGGGTTATACATCGGCATTACTATCTGCGACATCTTCTACATCCCACGTTGTTAATAACCCTGTTAATAAACCTATGATAAACGCCACCAACCCCACTGCCAACGGGCTCGCTGTTGACGTGGGACTAATGGCTACAACACTGCCCCAGAACACCCCACACGCGATCCCAACAATTAGACTACTTACGATGGCGTCGATATTGTCTTTACTCAACTTCACTTATTATGTCCTCCGGTTTTACATCAATCACTGTATTACTCTGACCCTGGAACGCCTTCGGCGGCTCAAGCCCTTTGCCGAAGTTCACCACCAACTGCACCCCTGTACTCACCGTGGCTTGCTCTTGTCTTTGTTTAGCGATAACCGCCGGGTCAAGGTTCGCCAACCGCGCTGCCATCTCAACGGCTTTTAGGCGTTCTTTGTCATCACCGTTCACCATTATCTCCTCTAACACCGTCAACCCTTGCTCCGCCACCCGTCGTGCTGCGAGTTGGAACCCACCATTTGTCGCCAAGGCATGTACCGTACTCTCGGTGTCCTTATAGAGCTTCTGAAAGAGTGGGTTGGCTTTCAAGTCCTCAAACTGATACTGCGACAGCCCATAGTGCTCAAGCACCGCCTCTTGGTCGTCAGGATACGCGATAAGCTCAATTACGAGGCTACCCCATTTGCCTACATGAAAGAGCCCTTGGTTCCCTGCTTTGCCGTGCTCTATGGGCTTTGCCGAGAAGTCAATCTGCGCAAGCACGTCCGATAAGTCCGGCAAATTAGAGTTTGTGGGTGTCATACCATCTGTCGAACTCTGCATCGTTCTTCTCCGTTAATTGTAGCGTGTCCATCATATAGCGAAGTGCATCCGCTTTCGTTGTACCATTGCGACGACAAAACTCCATCAGCCTGTCGTGATATTCTTTCTCTAATTTCACCTGCATGTTATGCATCTGCATTACCCCCTAATAAGTTAGTCTGTGTTCACAAGTGTAGCATATTTTTTCTTGACAAGTAAGTGCAGGCTTAGTATTATGCGCCTCGTGGGTTGCGATTGCTTTTTTGTATATTTTGTTCCCCGGTTTTCCTTAATGTGAAGTAGAAATGAGACGCGAAGCCCCTAGGTAACACTAGGGGCTTTTTTCATAGAATAATAATGCTTTGTTTTGGCTAAAATTTTTTAACCCGGTAGCTACGCGAAAATATATGGGTGCCCGGTCCATTAGGGGGTGCAGGTAAATTTAGGCGTTGGAATTGGAGAACCCAGTATGTACGTAGACCAAAGACGTGCCGGGTGGCGCTAAATAAGTTGTGTACACTCGGTTATTTTAAAAATGTCTTGGTTTTGGCGATTTTCGGAAAATTTGCGTGCGGCGTAGTGTGTATATAGAGTAGCCCCGTGTACACTGACGGTCCAAACCCCCGGTGGCACCAAGCGGCCACGAAGTCAAACACGCCCTCACCCGAAGGGGGAGGGACCTATATCTAAAGCGAGCGAAGCGAGCGTCAAGGAACACTACGCTTACTAAGCCTCTCCGCCCTCTCAGAAAGCAATGACGACAAAAATATTTGAGCCACGGGTGGGCGGGAAGGATTGCGCGCGCCTCGCAGTCGGAGAAGCCAAGTCGCTGTGTAATTTGTGGAAGCCTCGGAATCTAAGTCGCTGTGTTGGCTACGGAATCGATGGCGCTACGTAAACCGAAGTAGCCGAGGAACCAAAGCTCGCAGTACCCGAACCGTTGCCGTGCTGAATCCACCGCACTCCCCTCACGGCTAAACTGCCCGCAGTACCCGAGCCAATGCCGCGCTGAATTACCCCCCTAAATTGCCCCTAAATTGCCCCCTAAATCGCCGTAGAACGAAGAAATCGCCGCTCGCTTAACCTACCCTATATCTCCGCCATCGTAGTGCGTTAAAACGGCCGAGAATCGACGAGGTGTTCCGTAGCTAATTTCAAAAATCTTTGGAGTGTTACTTCAAAACATAACTGCGTTTTACTCCATTTTTACGGGCGCTTATTTTAAAAGAGCGAAGATTTAGATCGCCTGCGTACCTGTTTTCAAAACTCTTATTTTAGAAATGGAAGCCGAAAAAATTACACTTTTTTAAATTAAGGCGCGGATAACTCGTAAATTTGCGGTATTGCGATCGCAAAAAATCATCAAAAATTCACAGCGCTTAAAATAAAAATTACTTCCAAAAATCATCAAAAAATACACGAAAATTGCATTTTTATTTTATCTTATGGTAAAAAATTGCTTAAAATGCCCGAACCTTATTTAAAAATGACCACCAAAATGGGCACGGTTTTATCCACGCGATATTCCGAAAATTTTTTGAAATTAGCGATTGAGGAAAAGGGATAAAAGGCCAAAAAGGCTATATATATTAATAATTTAATAATTTAATATATATATGGGCATCATATCCGCACGTCCTTTTTTGTCTTTTCGCAATAACGCGCGACTAAGATTCCCGTCCTGTACAAGGACCAGGGGTTCAAAATGACCTTGCGGTTATTTTAAAAAAAGTGTAATTTCTGCGTTTTCCGCCTTTTTTAAGCCATTTTTAAAATAACGCAAAAAATCGAGACCCCTCCTTTTTGCCATCGCAAAATTACGGGAATCTTAGACGCGCGCTATTTCGCAAATCGCAGAATCTCTGTAAGTTATTGATTTTATTACAATCCGTAGTTTACCTAAAAAATGCCTTCTTGGCTAAAAGTGCGCCCGTTTAGGCGGATTTTTTGAATTAAGCTTCGGGATCGCATTTTTTCATTTAAAAAATAGCTATTTTTTAAATTAAACGCTTGACAAAACTCTTAACCATTTTTATAATAAGCAACGTTAAACAAAAAGCGCGATCTAAAACTCGCAAAAAATGGAGCGCAGCCATTCGCGAAAATAAATTAACTTTTTTAAACTAAACGCTTGACAAATTAAGTAAGCGTCAATATAATAGTTACAAGTTAAACAAAAAAAGAGGAGTAAAAACTATGGCTAAATGTAAAATCATCCGCGGAGTAATGACTTTTTTACCGGCGCGCATGGTGTTTTTTGGCGATGTTAGTAACTGGTTTGATAGAGTCTTCGTTAATGTTTATGGCAATTTTGTGAGCTTTCATACATTAGGAGAAAGTCCAATAAATCTTGATACATTGGCAGACTGGATGCGTGAAGCACAGGCAGAAGATTACTTTGCTTGGCGTGGGCAAGAAGACGCGAGCGAAGAGTAGAGGAGGCTGAGAATTATGGGCACGCATAAAAAGATCGAACCTATTCGCGTGGACTATATCCCGGTGAAGTTTGACATCTGGGACACATGCTACAAAGTCGTGGACTATGGGCGGCATTTAATGGTTACGATGCCATGCCGTGCGTATGTAGGAGGTAGCGAAGGAGAAACTTGGCAATTAGGTTGTTATGCGCAGTGCATTGACAAAGCGGAAAAGATGAAATTAATTCGCATGATGGTGGTGTCGGGTAAACCTGTTTTATGTGCGAAGGATGGCGTTACAACGTTTAGCTTTGAGCAAGTACTAAATGGGTGGATGCTTGATAACGGATGGACAGCGAACGACTTCGAGTAAGGTTAATTTTTAGAAATTAAAAAGTTGAGGACAAAGAAAATGATTGAATTAAAAGAAGGCAGCTTAATCACTGGCGGTATTGAGCTAAAACAGGACTTAATCGCGGCGCGTATGTTTGAGATGCTAAATGACCGCTTAAGCGACGCGGTGGGGGAGTATGGGAGCGAACTGCATAACTACTTGTTCAATGAAGACGATGCCTTTACTCATGAGGATGTGGCCGAAGAAGCGTGCGAAAATGTAGGCGTGTTTAGTGCGATCCGCTTGGTGGTGAAGTATGAAAACGATAACTTTGGCGAGGCTAATATAGAAATTGAACCATGCAAAATCGCGAATATGCTTGTGTATATTTACGGGGAATATCTGTTGCGGGCAAGCAACGCTGTAACTAGTGAGCAATTGGATCGGGAGCTGACGGAGGAAGACTTAGAGCAGATCGAAGCGCGTATCTCGCGTTGGTGCGGAAAGAACTTACCTTATAACAACAACCACCGCACGCTTGAAGAACAGGTGTGGGACTACTACGGGAGCTATTAGTTGAGGCCACATGATGTTTAAGCTGCATAGATTAGCAAACGGCAAGCCGTATATTACGTTCTTTGCCCGACGCACCAGCAAACGGCACCGGTTCCCCTATGGGTTGCCGGCAGTCAACAAGCGAGGGCACTGCGAGTACAAGGCAATATTAGCTGACGGGTATATTACCATATGGGTAGTGATGGGGTATGAGAATGGCGAAAAGAGCTATGTGTACTTAACAAAAACCAGAGCTTATGGAATAGGTGAAGAAGACTTCGCCGCACTCTATGAGCAAGCGAGATGGATGGTGTAACGATGATTGAATTAGACTACGAAAAATACAAAGGCGGGAAAGAAGATTTAGTTTTTAAGTATACGGTCAAGCGGTTTAATACAGGGCTACCACGAGCGGTGGGTGTATATGGGCGGAATTTGTGTGATGTACTATTCGACTTAGAAAAATCGATATTCCCGAGCACCTCAGTTGCTGAGTCTGTTACGGAGTCGGTGGGAGTATGGTCGGCGTTGCGCTTAATTAAGGCATTCGCAGATCAAAACGGCAGTGAATATATACCGGAGATTACGCCAACGGCGATAGCAGATCAATTGTTTTATATTTATGGTGATTTTCTTTTATCTCAATCAACACACTTAACCGGCAATGTGTGGCATTTGACACTTGGTCGCACCGATATTCACATTATTTCGGAACAGGTGGCTGCCTGGATGGAGGAGCATTTACCGTCTGACAAGCACCCTTATCGCGTAACGCTCGAAGCGCGCGTATGGGACCATTGGCAAACTAATTAACAAACAACAGCTAAAGGAGGCTGAAAGAAAATGAACGAAGTAGAAGTTAGAGCCGAAAAAGGTGAGCGTGCGTACGAAGCGCTATTAAAAATGGTGTTTGATACCTGCACGGCGGTGTTAAGCCTGAAATTAACACAAGCCACAACAATGGCTGCAATTAAAGCCGGCATTGCAACACAAAATTATTCTACGAAACCGGGCCTGTTTACGATGCACGACGGGGTAGTGGTGGGGGATGCAGCCATGGTAGCCCAGAAATTACTGGGCGACACGTTGGCCGATATGACGGCGAGACGCGTTAATGGAAAGGTCGTAGAGCCGTTTGAGGTGGTAAAAGAATTCGCGAAGTTAGTGGATAAGATTACATTTGAATTTATTGGGGAGTTACACTAATGAAAGCATTTGATGTAGAAAAAGCCCTTGCCGGTGAGCCGGTAAAATTAAAAAACGGCGATAAGGCCATCATATTTGGTCGTATTCCAGAAGGGTTGGAGTGGTCGCATATCGGAGCAGTTAATCATCCGTTAGTGGGTGTAGTTCTTAACGCGGAAGGTAAAATTACTGACTCACGTATGCGATGGAGCATGAGCGGCGTAGTAGATAGTGGCGACGACGAAAAACGCGCATATGACGTCATCAGTATGTGGGAAGACGACATCGCGACAATTATTGAGCGAGCGGCGAAAGAAGATTTACCGGTTAAATTACGTGATGGCACCAAAGCATGGGTAGTAGCCTTGGCACCGCCTGAAAGATTCCAAGGTTCTTACTCGTCAATGGGATATGGCAACACCAGAAATTATAGTTGGACGAAGGAAGGTTACTACTATCGCAACACGGTTTCGCCCTTCGATATTTTAGGGCTTTGGGAAAATGAGGAATAGCAAGATGGATATTAAACTTTTACGTGAAACTACTGCAAAAGCGGTTATTAAAAAACAGGCGGAAAATTTAGCGCACTTTGAGTCATGCTTCCCGAAATTATTAGCCGCGGCAAAAGAAGGGCATTCCTCATTTACGTTTGAAGATAATAACGTATTTCCGGCCGATGTACGAAGCACCGGTACAATGGATAAATTAAAAGAACTGTATCCAGAGCTTACGTTTATAGCTAATGATTATTTACGAAATGTCTTAACTGTTATTTGGTAGTGGTCTGAACGGTTGGGTGCTGCGATAAGCGGCATCCAACCACATAAGAGTATGGAGGTTGAAGTATGTTGTATTTAGTTGTGTATGTGTTCGATATTTACCAAGGCGTCTTAGTTATAACACTTACGGCCACACTCGCGTTGTTAATGGGCGCCGTTATTTTAAAAGGGGAGACAATAGGTCTTTCAACTGGGGAACCAAAGAGAGCGCTATATCATAAATTAGCGATGCGGTTTGTAAAATTCGGAGTCGCGACGCTTATGTTGTTTACGCTCTTACCGAGTAAGCAAGGTTTAGCGATGCTAGGTGGTGTTTATGTGGGCACACAGATCTATGAGTCGGTAGATAAGTCCACGCTTACACAAAAAGCGATCAAAGTGTTGAACCAAGAGCTCGATGGATATTTAGATTCGATGCTTAACAAAAAAGAAGAAGGATCTAAGCAGTGAGAATACTAACTTTTGATGAAATGGTGAAATACGTTAATAGCGGGAAGTTGAACAACGTAACGAATGTGCGTATACGGTGCGCATTACCTTACAGTCCGTTTCTTCTAAGAATAAGCCGTACGCAGGGGCCTGTATTTGTAAGTCGCCATGATCAATGGCGCGTAGAGCATATCAAAGGGCGTTACATCATAGTTGAGTTTGTTTAGGTGAGTTATGGCGAAGAGCAAGAACAAACGTAGAAATGGGCAGGTTGCGAAAAATAACCCGGCCAAGCGAATGAGAGCGTTGCACAGTTTTGGACTTAAAGATCTGATGGTATGTAATGTGGTAGATCGCGTAGAAGTTGGTGGCGATATAGGTGATATGGTGCCGCGCACCTTAGTCTATAACGGGAAGCATAATAAGATCGTACCTATCACTAAAACGCAAGAGTTGGCCTTCAAAAACACGCGGTGGTTTTGGAATATTCAAATGGGTATCGTATGCCGTAGGCAAGATGGGGAAGTTTATCTTGACAAGGAAACCAATACACAGCTTAAAACCGAAGTTTTATTGGTGGAAATGAATGATTATGTTGTCGATCAGCTCGTGGCGTTATGGGAGAAAGTGAATCCGTTGCACGCGCTGACAATGTATTGGGTGGCCTGCCCGTATGACATAGACGAACGTGGAATGGAAGGTGTGCCACAGGAAGCAGTACTCGCACCACTGTGGAAGTATAACGTATTAGGCAATATGCTCACGCAGTATGAGCAGGATACACCGGATCTACCGGTGGTGCACTACCGCACGGATAACTTCGCGGAGTTTTGTAAGTGGTTCACTTCGCAGCAACGCCACCGTAACGAACTAAAAGAGCCGCGCACAGTAACATATTGGTTCGAGCCAAGTGGCAAACGGATGAAAAAGGGTGAGCTTATCGCCTACCGCAATTGCTTAATTGAGGTGGGAAAAATTGAAGAAGTAGGGTTTGAACATGGCAAGTTTAATCCGTTGGCTACACCGGAAGGATTTAAGCGATGGGGGAAACATACCGCGACCATGGACGGGTACCAAAGCAGTGTATTAATGGGCGTGTTTGACGACGTGCCGGCGTGTTTAAACGTATTTGCGGAGATTAAAAAACAAAATGGCGAAGTTACAAAAATTAAGTTGTATCACGACAACGAAACAAAGATGGAGTACCTATAACGCGGTGATAGAGTTTGTGCGCAATCTCGTTATCGGATCAGTTATTGGTGCAGTACTATTAGGACTAACGTTTTTATGGTGGATTTAGTATGGACTGGTATTTAGAACCGCCTGTACCAACCGACAAGGAGCGATGGGTAGAGGACAAAGTCGCGAAGTGGTTGGATAACATGGCGCTAACTATTGAGGGCGAAGTCGTAGGCGTGGATTTGTTTGATTACTTAGACGTCGGAAAATTAGCGAAGGAATTAACCGCCCGCGCAGAAGCCTTGTACGACGATATGGTAACGGAGGCACAGGTTGAAGCGCGGGAAGCACGGTTAGAAAGCCAACGAATATATTAGTTGCACGTTAAATTAAAAAAGTATATACTTGCATTGTAAGTTAATAACACGGTGCGATTATAATGGAAGGTAAATTTTTAGTCTCTTTGCCCACACAACTTCGGGCAAAGATAAAACGCGAAGCACGGAGAAACGGTATCTCAATGAATGATTATATCGTTACGGTGCTAGAGCAGTTTGTAGAATTACAAGGGGTAAAAAGTGGCAGAACGACAACGCAAAACACTAGCGGACAGAGTTCGTGAAAACGTTGAGAAAGTAGGCGAATGTTTAATTTGGAAGGGTGCGATGTCAGGTAATTGCCCGGTTGTGGCAAGACGCTTAGCGGACGGCACCTATCGCAATATCAATGTACGTTATCTTTTCGCACGCGGGAAATTTGACAATATCACAGAGCGCACTCGCTTAAAAACAAGTTGTGGTAACCCGCGCTGTGTGAGCAGAAATCACATCGAGCTCGGCACCATTACAACAAAAGAACGTAGAGCACGTAGCGGTTCGCCTAAAGCAAATATGCAGCGCAACAAAGAGGTGTTTACGCTTGCAATTAAGATGTCGTCGGAGGCGATGTCGGTCAAAGTTAATGCCGCAGGCTCGTCGATTAGAAAGATGTTGTTGCAAAATACCGCGATGTATCCGTATTTTGCCTATCAGTTGCGCCAACTGCGTGATGTGGAGGCAATCCGAAACGACGACCGACCAGATAATATCTTGATGAAAGAATATGATATATCGCAGTTTGCATTAGACTTTATCAAAGCCGGCAATGACTATCCACTGAAAGATGAAGACCTGTATTTGAAATTGCTGGACGATTGCGAAGTGCATAACGACCACCTCGTATGGGTGGGGGAATTTAGTGGCAACTCGCCAATTACACGAGCGTTTAAGCGCGGACGAAAAGTCGATTATTTATTTTTGTCGGCAGTTTATGGTGGTAACCACCAAGAAAAAGAACTTAAGCGTAGCTGTGGATATGACGGCTGCGTAAATCCATATCACTATATCATCGGAGAAGCAGAATTAATATTGAAAGAGGCGATTTCGTACAAGACAAAGCAGGCAACAAATACGTAGTAATGAATACAGATGATTCTACGCGTCCATATAAACTATGCTGCGTATATTTTATTAGCAAAATTTTAGATAGTGATAGCGAAGTCATGATTAATGGTATAGGTGATATCGCATGGGTATTTCAAAATAACATCGCCACCGATTTTACCGCGGATAGCCTGACAAAAATAACGATGCCATGGGATACAACAGATCCAGTTGCTTGTCTCCCATCAGCAGCCGAAGTTCGCAAGCAGCTTGTAGATGAGGCAGTTTCGCTCGTAACGGAAAGTATCAAGAACGCAGTTGCGGCCGGTAAGTTTGAAGTAAGGGTTGAATTTAAAAACACCGACGTTACTCCTATGATAATCGAGATCCTTGATGGCAAAGGTTACGACTGTACCTGCGAAGGTAAGCAGTTGTGGATTTCGTGGAAGGACTAAAGGCGGGATTGTTTTTACGGAGGCAGTAAATGATTAGAGACGGACAACCGGCATATAAAGTTGTCGCTGAAAATGGCGTGGAGAAAGTCGTCTATGTGGAGAAGTTTAACACATGGGTTGAGATGTACACTATGCCATTTAAAGGCCCAATAACACTCGGAGTGTTTGCCACTAAAGAAGAAGCGGAAGCGAACTGTGGCACGATGCTAGCGCAGATGCGCGAAGCATTTAACGAAGTGTTTAAGCCGACAGGCATGGAGCAAAAGCGCGAAGTAAAGGCCAGCCCGTTGCTAGGGGCAACTTATAAAAAAGAGCGCAATGCGGTAGATGAATACCATCGCGAAAGAATTAGACGTGCTAGACGGCTAAGCACAAAGAAAAGTGATTCCCGTCCATAGGAAGTAGGTGAGGATAGGATGAAACGCACAGAGATTACACTTGACTTTGAGACTTATTACGACAAGAAATCGAAGTATTTTTTGAAGAAAAAAAATAGCGGATTGACGATTGAGCAGTATATCCGCAACCCTAAATTTGAAGTTATAGGGTCGTCCGTAAAAGTCGGTAACCGACCGGCTGAGTGGTTATGCCCGCATGAGATCGAAGACTGGTTAAAGCACGTCGAAGCTGCCTACGGGTGGGACAATGTACGATTAATCGCACACAACGGACGCTTTGACTGCGCAATCCTTGGTTGGATTTATAAAATTTACCCCGGCCAAATCGCTGACACCATGTTAATGAGCAGAGCTTGTCAGCTTTGGGACGGCAACTACCTTGACGTGGTAACCCACCAGCTCCGTGATACCTACGGATGGGGCATTATCCGCGACGCCAACGGCAACACAACGTGGGGGCACCTCAATGAAGCCGAGATGTTACGCTCGCTTAACAAAGGCGATGAAGTCGTAAACGCAGACGGCAAGCATTTGATGGACTTCACGGACGAAGAATACGAGGCCTATGCGGAGTATGGTCGCACCGACGTTGATTTAACATGGTCGGCATATAATTGGTTCATGAAAGAGTTTAAGTTCCCAGAGCTTGAGATCGACGTAATGACTGCGACGATTGAAACCTTTACTTACCCAGTCGTTGAGCTCCATGAGCCGGTGCTTAAAGTGGTACGCGACACGGTGAATGGTAAGCGTGATGCCCTCTTAAACAAAGTGGGTGCGACGCTATCAGATCTACGGTCGGATGACAAGTTCGCAGGACTTTTGCGTAACTTAGGCGTAGAGCCACCAACAAAACTTAATGCGAAAGGACAGACAAAATATGCCTTTGCAAAGAAAGACCTCGACTTCCTGCGTTTACTTGAGCACGAAGATCCAAACGTCGTAGAGCTCGTGGAAGCGCGGTTGGGTAACAAGTCTTCACAGGCTGTTACACGCGTAGAGCGGTTTATCGACCTAGCGTCTCGTGGGGCACTACCTATACCGCTTGAGTATTATGCGGCGCATACAGGGCGTTGGGGTGGTTGCTTAGTGGCTGATACACTCGTTCTTGTAAAAAATGAACGCGAAAAGTTTATTGCGTGGAAACCTATTGTAACGGTGTCGCCAAAAGAACTCGTTTACGACGGGGAAGAATTTGTAGTACACGATGGAGTTCAATATCGTGGCGATTCAAAGGTTATAAATTACAACGGCGTAGTAGGTACCCCGGATCATCTAGTCCTGTGTAAAAACGGTGGCTACTATTCCTTAGACAATCTTCGCGAAAATGGAACCGCCGAAACAAGTGGTATTGCATATTTCCCAGAGTTCGTAGGCGAAGATGGGTATGTGTACCACGGGAATGTATTTGGGTTTGAGGCCTTTCATGGGCGTAGAGAATCTGTTTACGACATAGTTAATTGTGGGGGGCGACACCGCTTTGCTGTCTTGACAAAAAATGGTATTGCTGTAGTTCACAACTCTGACGCAGTTAATGTTCAAAACATGAACCGAAATCAACTCGTGGATAAGACCACCCCAGTTGGAACGAAAGTGTTTTACAAAGACAGAGCAGACGCAGTAGTGGAAGTATTGCCTGATAACAAAGTATATCTCGCACGTGCCGGTGTTGTAGAGAATGACGAAGAAGAACTACACATAATGGGACTTCGCGATGCAATTAAGGCGCCGAAGGGTAAAAAACTTGTGGTGCTAGACTGGGGCCAAATTGAACTAAGGTACAATAGTTGGCTTTGGGGCGAGCAGTGGATTCTTGATGCCCTCACTAGCGGTAAAGATATTTACAAAGTAACAGCGACCTTTACATATGGGATCGAATATGACGAAGTTACAAAGTCGCAACGATTCGTTGGTAAGTCGCAACAGCTTGGTCTAGGTTACGGCGCCGGTAAGAACGGATTAATTGTTGTAATGGGTAAGCGATCCGAAGAATTTACCGAGCAACAGTTACAGTCGTTTGTGAACGCTTATCGGCAGTCCGCTCCGAATATTAAACGTGGATGGGATAAATGCAAGACATTGCTTAATGCGATGGTACAAGGCGTAGACGTAGAGCTAGGGGACAGCCACGGACTATTTTATTCTGTAGGTAATAAAATTATGCGCCCAAGCGGTTTGGCTTTGACATACCGAGGCGTCCACCACCGGCCAGGTGAAATGGGCAATGAGTTATGGTTCTGGGGCAAGAACAAACAGACTAAGAAACCTGATTGGGAAAAGACGTTCGGTGGAAAAATTACTGAAAACCTTTGTATCGACGGAGAAGCCGAAGTATTAACGGATCGTGGATGGGTGCGATTAAAAGACATTCGCCTTACTGACAAGGTTCACGATGGGATTAAGTTCGTAAACCACTCCGGTCTTATTCCGAAAGGACGGAAGGAATGTGTCATTGTAGATGGTGTAAGTATGACGAAAGACCACGAAGTCTTAACTGTTAATGGATGGAAACAGGCAGGCGAGCTTGGTGATACACCACTACTACGTCTGGATGAACGTGCCATAGATGTCCTTCGCAACATACAAGACTCGCAAACAGCCGGGTCCAATAGTGGAGAAACAGGACGTTACAAGGAAGTTTACGACATCTTAAACTGTGGCCCGCGGAATCGCTTTGTTGTTAAAGGAAAGGAAGAACCTTTCATTGTACATAACTGTCAAGCCGCGTGTCGCGACATCGCGGCCGAGAAGGTAGTAAGTCTTCGTAAGGAGTTCTTAGGTCGTGGTTGGTCGAGAGATGACGCGCACATCGTTATGACAGTTCACGATGAAATTATTGTGTGCTGCAAAGATGAACTCGCAGAAGAAGTCTTCGACGTAATGCAAGATGTGATGACCCATTCGACTGGGTGGTATGCGACATTACCGTTGGCCGTCGATGGCTCAATCGCACAACGATATGGGTGCGCAAAATAAAATACAAGGAAACAACGATGATTAAAATTCAATTCTCACTACTCGCTGACATCAGCGACGGACAGCTCCTAGCACAAATAATTAAAAAACTTAACCTACAAGGGATGCGTAGTAAAGTTGCCTTGTTTAAATTAGATACATGGCCTGACAGTCGCCGAGAATTACGCGTTGATGTAATGCCTCGTGCCGGACAAGAGCGTTACATGGCGAAGAAACTTCGGCAGCTAGAGCATAACGGCACTTCGCTAGTTAATGGCGTTGTGATTATCGCAGAAGTAGAGTAGGGGGCGAAAAATGATTGCATTTTTAAATGCCATAGGCGTAGCGATAGGTATCGCGCTCATGATAAAAGGCGTCTGGATGGAAGACATGTTACGTGTCGGATTAGGTGTGTTGTTGGTGGCGATTTACTTAGTGAAGTTAGTACGGGAGTGTTGCTATGGCAGCGAGAATTAAATTTACAAGCGGGGCCGGAGAGAGCGATTTACGCAAATTAGAGCGTACAATTATAGCGATGCTCGGCTTCAGCGAACGTAACGAAGGTATTGTACGTGTCGAAGAGAACGAAGATTCAACCACCGTAGAGGACTATATCCTAGTATTAGACTTTCCGGTAACGAAATTGGCGGAAGAAAATATCTATAGAGTGATGCAGGCACCTGAGTTTTGTGTTCATTGGTCTGAGATCCACGAGGAGTACAGAGGATGGTAGAAATCACATTTAAAGCGCGGACTGAAAAGCACTATAAGTTAGATGGTGCATGGTGGACTATGCCGGATATAGACAAAGTCGTTACGTTTGAAAACTTAGATACCGGTGGATATGTATATGGCGTAATATTAAGTCGCGTAGATGGCAACGAATGGCGAGTTATAGAGGAGCGAAGTTCGCGTTATTTAAAACCGGTTGAAACGGAAGTAGAACCGTCGAGCATAGAAGTTATTTATAAGTTACCCGGCGAACAAGCCTCTGTACTATCGCCTATTGAGTTTTTATCCTCACTCTGTGAAGCGATGGACTACGAAGGTACCTACCAATTAAACTACCCGGTATGGGTAGGAGAACCAAATAGTAACCTCTGTGGGTTTACAATCGAAAAAGGCGATCAGCCTATCGACGTTGTACTGAATAACGCGGTGAAATGTTTTGAAGGTTTAGGTGCAACGTTATGCTCGGTGTCTTCACCGGAAGGAGTAGTCATCTATAACCTCGAATCATTACAGGTGGCTGACGAAGATAAACCATCTACTAACTAAGAGGCAATAGTAAAATGGAAGCAGTATTCGCTGCAGGGATCCTAATGGGGGTCATACTTATAACCAAAGGAGCTTTAACCGGTAACGTAATGATGGTTGTATTTGGAGTAATCTGTTTGGTGAGTAACTTAGTAAGTCTATGTGTATGTAAGGGCTAATAATGACGCGTAAAAATAACGTTATGACTGCAATCGTAGGCAGCAAAACAGCACCGGAAGACAAAGACATCTGGGCGACCCCGACCGCGATATACAACGGCGCGCTTGCGTATTTTGTACGAAAAGGCTTGTTAGATCCACAAGCTGCGTATGTTGGCGATGTATGTGCGAGCAAGCACAATACAAAACACGAGCGGTTCTTTTCCGAAGAACAAGATGCACTGATACAAGACTGGGTTATGTTCGCAGCCGAGAAACGTTGTAGCGGTGTTCTGTGGTGTAACCCACCTTATAGCCGCGGGCAAAAGAAGAAGTTCATCGCAAAAGGCATACACTTCGCAGAAAACACAAAGTTTAATAGTGCCGGTGTAATTATGTTACTCCCTTCCGATACGTCGGCAGCATGGTTCAGTGAGTGTGTTAAGCATGCGAAAGCGATTGCTTTTATTTGTGATGGAAGAATTAGCTTTATCAACAACAGTACCGGTGAGCGGTCAGACGGTAACAATGCCGGTAGCGTACTTGTGTTATTCGCTAAACGTGATGAAGGTCAAAAAGTTGCGCGTACATTGTACGTAACAAGAAATAAATTAGAAGAACTAGGTAAGGAGTAGAACAAATGGCTAAGTTTATACAACTAAGCGCTTATTTCACCGGAAATACGAATGTAATAAACGCGCATCTAGCCGACACGGTGTACACCATAAATGTAGAGCATATTGTCGTAATCAATAAATCGCCTAATGCCGGTTTTACGCTGATACTTATGCGTGAAGGTATAGAACTTAGCGTAGCGGAAAGTGTGGAAGAAATTCTTGCAAAAATAAAGGACGGTAACAATGACTAGATACATTAAGAAACCCGTAGAAGTAAACGCGTGGCAGCTTACGAAAGAAAACATCGCCGCAGGCTTACCGGATTGGTTCGACCATAAAAAGGTTCATATCTTCAACGGAAAAGAAAAAGCGAAGGCGGAAATAGAAACGATTGAGGGTGTATTGGAATGCGATGAAGGTGACTTTATTATCCAACGTTACGCAGGTGAGTTCTATACTTGTCCGCCAGATTTATTCTATGCCACCTACGACAAAGCGCCTGCTCGCTTACGTGATGGGCGGGAAGACTATTCTGTAGTTGCGGATGACGTCCTCGCCGCAAAATACTTCCATACGCAAACAGAGCATTGGCGCATAGGTAAAGAGATCTATAAGCGCAAAATAGAAAAACAGGCTGCAGAGAAAGGCGTTGTTTTTGGAAAAAGCGTAATCACGGTGGAGGGGCTGAACGGAGAATACTTCGTACCGGATATGGAAGAACAACTCTCTCGCATTAACTTCGTTCCGTTCCCGATGATCGCATTACGTCGTATCAAAGTGAACGGGAAAATCAGTGGCAATTTACAATATACCAATCAGACGCACCCTGTAATTACGGTGGTAGGTGAGTATGATTTCGGACAAGAAGCAGGAGTAAAATACAATGATTAAGCAAAAAATTAAACTCGCAGCAGCTACGGTTTTATTATCGGCTACATTAGTAACAGCGTGTACCGATGCCTGGGTGAATCGCGTTATGCGATTTAATAACGAAACCGATATTAAGTGCTATTCCGGTTCGGCCACTCCGGTGTTTACTGACCGATCTACTGGCCGCGTAGAATACTCTGAAAATGGAGGCGGTGTTTTTTATAAAAGTAAAAACACGGGTAAGTTTGTGCAGTTGTATATGGACTGCGTTATCACAGGGGAATAAGATAATGTCTAAACATTTCATGGTGGATATTGAGACATTATCCACAGCGGTAAACGCAGTAGTATTAAGTGTCGGTGCGGTAGAATTTGACCCATTTACCGGTAACATTGAACGTGAGTTTTACTGTGAACTTAGATTGGATATGCAACGTGATCGTCATATTGCCGGTGATACTGTTCAATGGTGGGCTAAACAACTCACAGAAAATAATGTACCCAATATTTTCGCGAAAGCAAATGCAGAGAAGAAGGCGCCTAACGAAGCTGTATTCGCCCTGGCAGAGTTCTTTAAAAGTAGCGCCTACGGTGTTACTTCGCCAGAAGGCTACGAACACATTGTAGTTTGGGCGTGCGATCCTGATTTCGACCTCGCTATTTTAAGTAACTTATATGGCGAGCTAAACTTACCGGTACCGTGGAAGTTCTGGGAAACACGCTCGGTGCGTACGGCCCGGATGCTCAACAACATCGCCGGTATAGTGGTGCCGCAAGGAGTCGTTACTCATAACGCCTTGGAAGACTGCAAACGTCAAGTGGAAGATGTGTCCGCGCTACTATCTATGTTGCACCAGGTAAGCAAAAACAAACAAAACATTATAAACGCATACCATGGATTGACGGCGTGTCGTAAATTAACCCCAGACTCACGTTTAAATAGTAATGTGGATAATTTGCTACACCAAGTCGCGAAGGTATTTAGCTTACCGATGGAAGAATAATCGCGATGAAACTAATGCCTCAATCGCCAACGTCGGTGAGTACATTCAATACTTGCCCTAAGCAGTACCAAGCGAAGTACATTACCAAAGAGGTAGTATTTCAGGCAACGGAAGCGACGGAGCGTGGTACGCGTTGGCATAAACAGTTAGAAGATCGCCTACGAGCGAAGTTGGCTCTACCGGCTGAGACGGCTCACCTAGAGCCGTTGATTAAGCGATTAGAGCTGATGAAAGGTGAGAAGTTACCGGAAACTAAACTCGCAATCGATGAACAATTCCGCCCTTGTGCGTACCGCGACCGTTGGTACGGTGGTACAGCCGACGTAATCGTGCTAAACCACGAAGATCGCAAAGCGGTAATATTCGACTATAAAACGGGTAAAACCAAAGACAGCGAAGACTTCCGCAAGCAGCTCACTACTTACGCCTTAATGGCGTTTATGGCATATCCGCATATCAACCAAATTAAGGTGTGCTATATATTCCTCGACCAAATGGAATATAGCCCGGTGGTGAAGGGCAAGAAAGGATTAACGTTCAGTCGCGATGACATCGACGAGATGAAAAGCGATTTATCATTTAACATTGAAAAAATCGCTAAAGCAACTGAGCGTAACGAATGGCTGCCTAACCCAGGCGGATTATGCCGGCCAAATAAACCGACGGTAAACGGTGGTAAACCGTGGTGCCAAGTAAAATCATGTCCGTTTTGGAACAAACGATAAGGAATAGTTATGACTAAACAAACTGCCGATGAGTTCGTGAAAGAACTTCGCGATAACTTCAACAAACACGTGGATACCTTCATCGCGGCTGATGATTGCCTCGCTAAAAGCGACTGGGATGGTTTCCGTAAAACGTACACCTCAATGCCCAAGGAGCAATTGGAAGAAATCGCAATGGCGCAGCATTTAAAAACCAACGAAATCTATCAGCAAACGAAGATGGTTGGCGACTCTTTAGAAGACATCCTACGCGACATCACATACTGCAAAGATTTTGTGGCCTTTGAAGCGATAAAAATAAAAGCGGAAGCGGTAATGCTTGCTAAAAATATGATGCAGCAAGGCATGTCGGCGGAAGAAATTCGCAAGCGCGTTGCGGAAAAAACACAAGGGTTGGGTACTTCAAATATTATCGTGCAGTAGGTGATTTATGGCGAAGATGACACCGGAAGGCAAAGTAAAAAAGAAACTACTGGACTTTCTAAAGTCGCTAGGCGGCGATTGCTTTTTCTATATGCCGGTACAAAACGGTATGGGACAGACAGGTATTCCAGACGTGATGGCAATAATCAAAGGTGTACCGTTCGCGTTTGAGTGTAAGGCTACACCTAAGCAGCACCCTACTGTGTTGCAAGCTTATGCGTTAGATCAGATTCATAAGGCAAAGGGTATAGCGTGGGTAGTTGATAGTGAAACCGTCGAATACGTAGTGCAACACATCGAAAAGTTTGTAAGTACGGCTAGAACTATGGTGCTAAGCGACGACAACTGGATTGAAGACTTAAGTAAGGGAGAACCGGCTTTGTATCGCTGGCAAGACAAGTTAGAACCGATGGAGTTTAACTGATGGCCCTTGTAGTTAAAGACAAAAAGGCTATCGTGCTAAAGATACGGGACCCGGAGAAGTTCACCGAGGTGTTCGATCAAGTCGGTATCAAGTACAAACAAACCGGACACCACATCGCATTAAAGCATAACGTAGATACATTTAAGATCTTGGAAAACTTAGGCGCCAAGATGAAAAACTACGAGCCTATGCGAAGCTACTACGAGTACCCTAAGCTGCACGGGATGTACGACCCGATGAAACACCAAGAAGAAACGGCGGTGTTTGTGTCGCAAAATCCTAAAGCGTTTGTGTTGAATACACAGCGTACCGGAAAAACAGCGAGCTGCCTTTGGGCTGCGGACTACTTACTTAAAGAAGGTGTGATCGACAAGGTACTAATTTGTTGCACGGTGTCAAACTGTGGGACGTGGTACGATGAAGTGAAGGGGATATTTGCAAGTCGTTATGCGCTAGTGGCGCGGGGTTCTAGTTCCGTGCGCAAGTCTATCCTCCGGCAAAAAGCAGATTTCCACATCATCAACCACGACGGTATAAAAGTGGTAAGCGATATATGGGACCACTACATCACGGACAAAACCTTACTCATTATTGACGAAGCTCGCTTATTTAGCGACCCGAAATCAGACCGATGGGCGGTGATGGACGAAATGGCGAAGAAGGCCAAGTATGTGTGGGCGTTGACCGGTACGCCATTATCCGGTGGCCCTGTCGCTGCGTACGGGTTTATTAAATTAGTTGCCCCCCATCGTGTACCTAAAACAGTCGGGGCATGGCAAGCGCAAACCATGTTTAAATTAGGTGAGCGGAAATGGATACCTAAGCGTGGTTGGGAAGAGACGGTGTTTAATGCACTTCAACCGGCGATTCGGTTTAACGCGGACGACGTGTTAGACTTACCGCCCCTGCAGATGATGTATGTGGAAGCGGAATTAACCGCCGACCAACAAAAAGCCTATAACAAACTTCGCCAAGAAGGTGCGATTCCGTTACGCGAAGGTAAGGTATCCGCCGCCAACGCCGGGGTGTTAGTGTTTAAGTTACTCCAAACCGCTGCCGGTGTGGTTAAACTAGACCAAAGTAGCGACGACGATACTGCCGTGTTAAAGCTCCCACCAAAGGGGCGACTTAAAGTGCTCGATGAAATTATCAACGGCACTGATAACAAGGTTATTGTGTTCGCGAGTTTTAAAGCGGTGGTAGATCTTGTACAAGAACATTGCGATAAAAAGTATGGTTCGGTATGGATTGACGGGCGTGTAACCGGCAAAAAACGCGACGAGGTTGTGAAACGGTTCCAGACTGATCCCGACGTGAAAGTCTTAGTCGCACATCCGAAGACAACGTCGCATGGCTTAGAGTTCGCAGTCGCCGATACGATTGTGTGGTTTACGCCGCATCATAGTTTAGAGCTGTACGACCAAGCGAATAAACGTATCCAGTCTAAGTTACAAAAGAACAATATGGGTATCTACCATATATACGCAACGCAGCTTGAGAAGGCTATCTACAACAAGTTAGCCAACGGCAGCGAAGCGCAACAAAGTTTTCTTGAACTTTATAAGCAAGAAATTTTGAAATAGGTATTGACAGTAGATATTAAAGTGTATAAACTACTCCCATACTTAGTAGAAACGCAGTAGTAACTTACTAGAAACAAAAAGAGGAAAACTACAATGGCAGGAAAAGGTAAGTTTATCTATATCTTTGACGAAGCCGGAGAGAAACGCATTGTCGTGAAGGACAGCTCATTCGTAGCACCTGAAGGCGCCGCGTTTTTCCCACTTAGTCAATTCAGTACAGATGACTTGTTAAAAGTAAGAGCGCAAATTGCGACTGCACTTGAATGTCGCATGGATCTAGATGATGTTACCGAACAAAATCTGGAACGTTTAAAAACACAAATTCGCAGCGCGAAAGCAGAGGCCGTAGCGAAACTGGCTCGTCAAACGCTTGACCGTTTAGACGTAGTTGCTGCCGACGAGAAACGCGCCAAGACCCGTCTTGAGATTATCCAAGATGAACTGCGTAATCGTATGGTCGCCGACGAAATGACAGAAATGAAATTCGCAGGTCTATTAACCGTTACCTACAAGCCGGAAACCGTTTTCAGCGTAGGCGAAGAAGGATGGACGCCGGTGTACAGTAACATTGTCGCAGACAGTGTAGCTAACCAAATCGCAGACGGCGATGTTGTACAGCAACTCGCGAATGAATTAGACGTTAGCGTCGACACCGTGAAGGAAGTCACAGACGGCTTGGTAAACAATGTCCGCGGTGGGCTCCTTAACCCAGAGGCTTTTGCAATCTTGCAAAAACGTTTAACAAGTACCACGTTAAACGATTTATTAAAACAGGGCTATGATTTACCGGAAGGTATTGAGCAGTCCACAATTCGTAAAGTAAAAACTAAACGCTTAAAATAATGGAGTGACTTATGTCAGATTTAATGGTTTTAGATATGGGCGAATTAGCCCTCCCGTTTGACCCGGAATTAGCTGCAGAGCTAACGAAGGATATTACGCACGGATTATCTGGTGGGTTTAAACGCGCGCCTCGCCTATCAATGGGTAACAGCGGCGATTGGGAGCTTATCGACAGCGAAGGCGAAATCCACGATATGGGTCGCGAAGTTAATATCGTGATTGTGGATCAACGCAAATACAATTCCCGCGTACATTATGCTCGTTCCTTCGACGAACAAAAACAATCCGGCGAGTTTGAAGCCCCTGATTGCTATTCCACTGACGGCTTAGTACCGGACGCAAGTGTTGAATCTCCTTACGCAGATAAGTGTAAGAACTGCCCTGCCAATAAAGTCAGCAGCGAATGGGTGGACGGTAATCAAATGTGTGGCTTATACCGCCGCGTAATTGGCGTACTAATCAACGCAGATGGAACGTTCTCAGACCCATTCGTATTTGAGCCTAAGTACAAATCGCTAACTGATAAAACAGTTGTAAAAGGCTTGTATGGTAGTTACGGTTGGTACATGACGAGTTTAGCGTCGCAAAAACATCCACGTACCGGTGCACCAATGCCGATCCCAACACAAGCGGTTGTTACGCGTTGTATGCCGATGCCGAAAATGGAAACCGCGACAATTAAGTTTGGTATTGCGCCAAACAACGCCGGCGGCTTCTGGACTTTAACCAAAGACCAAATTAACCAAATTCTCGCGCTTAAAGATAGCGACGAAGTAAAAGAAATGCTTGAGCCGTTTAATGCTGCGACGAATAACCCAAGTTCCGCGGGACGCATTCCTGTATTAAATGTGGAAGACACCACCGAAGAAAAAACAGAAGTGGTCGAACCACCTAAATCGAAATCTGCACCGGTTAAAAAATCCGCGCCAACGAAAAAAGAAGCACCTAAACCTGCGAAGAAAGTTAAAAAAGTCGTGTTAGGAATGGAACACCCTGACGTGGTGAACACCACCGAATATGACTACGCAGAACTTAAAGAATGGGCGGCGGAAGCAAGCGAAGAAGAAGTAAAAGAATTCCTCGCCGATAACTTCCCACAAGCATTGGAGCCGGTGGAAGTGCCGGAAGAAACGGCGGAAGAACCGAAGGCTAAGGCTACCCATAAACGTAAAGCCACGGCCAAAAAGGCAGAGCCAGAAGAAACTTCGCAGGCAAATGTCGTTGACACGGCCACCGGTAAAGCCGTCGATCCTAAAGTAGCGAAACAGGTGGAAGAACTTACCGAAGGATTAGATGATTTCGATGACTTTGACAACTAGACAAGCGTAATTCATCTGTTATATAATAATGCAGTGGTTGCAGAACCACTGCAATTTAGTAACAAAGAGATTAGAACAATGACTCGATATAACCTCTCAAACCACAGTATTCATAGTGTTGCATCTACGGGCAACCGCTTACCTATTATTTTATCTAGTCTCTTGAATAGAGTAAGATCTGCCTTTTGCTTTGTAGGTGCAACACTATGAATACTCTCGAACACCTTTCTAAAATCCTCCCCGATAACGGCTTAAAAGTAATGGCGGTAATGGTGCAACGCACCGACGCGAACGGGGATCTTGTATATAAAACGGACGGTACTCCGTCATTAACAACACGGCACAAGACGTTTACTTCAATCACAGATCTCGCTAAACGCATTCAGCTCGCAGTGCGTAGTGGCAAACCACTGTACATGGCGATGGGTGGGTTTGACCAGGAACTTAGCTTCATCGATAAAGAATACAACGGTCGTACCTACAAAGGCTTCTCGCGTAGCGCGAAGTTTACTACGCATTTTAAATCATTCTGGCTAGACCTAGACGTAGGCGAAGATAAAGCAGCGACCGGTAAGGGCTATGCCACACAAGAAATTGCGATTGAGAAGCTATGGGATTTCGTGAACGCACTGGGCTTACCAGACCCTATGGTCGTAAATAGTGGGCGTGGAGTCCACGCTTATTGGCCTCTCAACAAAGATTTAGACGCGGCGAGTTGGTTTAAGATCGCGAAAGTATTTGACGCTATCATCAAGCATTATGGCTTGCTCGTTGACCCCGCGTGTACCGCGGATAAAGCACGCATATTGCGCCCTATTGGTACAATCAACCATAAGAATGGTAAACCAGTAGAGCTCATATCCGACGCGCCAAGTATAACGTATCTTGAGTTCGCGAATGCACTTAAGCCTTATTATGCTGAACATAAAGAAGAAGTCAAAGCTATCGGGATTAAGACTGCGGAGTATGTCAAAAAAGACTATTCCGGCTTCAAAGACACAAAACCTAAACACGCGAAGTATTATTTGCAACGTTGCCCTGTCGCTAACTACACTTTGTTTGGTAGCGAAGCGGTAGATGAACCTGTGTGGCGTGGTGTAATTGGCGTTATGCGGTACTGCGAGAACGCAGGCAAGCATATCGAAACCCTTCGCAAGAAATGTAAAACTCGCTTTCCGGATACAACACGGTTTGACGAAGACCGCACCGCGGAGAAACTACAACGCTTAGAAAGTATGGAGATGGGTCCGACGACTTGTTCTTACTTTCAACGTGAATGTAGTAATTTATGCGAAGGGTGCCCGCACGCGGGAGTAATTAAGACCCCATTGGTATTGGCGGAGCACTATGAAGAAATTGAAGTACCGCAGTACAACATCGAGCTTGGAGCGGTGGAATACCCAGCAGCGGTCGCGGAAGGAGAAACAACAAGCGAAGCAGCAGGCGAAGGTGATAGCGCAGGAGAAACAATCGCTGACCAATGCAGTACTAGCGGCGATACTTCTAGTAGTGGTGAAACACCACAGCCACCTTATCCGTTCAAACGAACAACCAAAGGATTAGTTCATATTGAGAACGACCGCGAGACGGTGTTTTTCAAAGGGGACTTATTCCCAATTATGACGAAGTTCACGGAGATAGTGGACGGCGAAAAAAATATCATGGTTAAGTATCTCCTTCGCGTGGGGCTAAATGGCTCATATCAGGAGATTACGATCCCGATGAAAGAATGGTACGCCCAAGACCGCCTAAAACAACGTTTGGGTTCCGCAGGCGTATCCATATCCGAAAAGAACATGACTACGCTCATCGTCTATTTACGGGCGTATCAGAACGAGGTACAGGAAAAGATGGACGAAGTAAGACAACTTCAACACTTCGGGTGGGATGACGAAAAACCACAGTTCCTACTCGGCAATAAACTCTATCGCCAAGACGGCATCGTTACGGTGCAACCGCATCTTAACATAAAGAACTACTGCACCTACTTTAAGCAGGCCGGCACACTCGCGGGGTGGAAAGAACTCATGTCGCGATTGGGTACGCTTAACGCAGTAGAGCAACAAATATGTATACTAAGTAGCTTTGGTTCTACGCTTATGCGATTCACCAACTACAACGGTATCTGGCTGCACTTGATGACGAAACCGGGCTACGGTAAGACTACGACGCAGGAAATGATGAACGGTATCTGGGGCAACCCTAGCGACCTTTTACTCAATGCAAAAGATACGGTTAATGCGATTGAAGAACGCTTCGGTCGTTGGGCTAATATTGGCGTAACTATCGACGAGCTGTCTAACTTAGATCCTAGGGCTACATCAGATTTACTCCTAGGAGTAACGCAAGGCCGTACTAAACGTCGCCTAGACACGAATATGCGCGAGCGTATCGACAACCTCACGTGGCAGATGATGGTGCTATCAAGCGGTAACTTCTCGCTTATTGACCGGATCAACACCGCGAAAGAGGACGTAGCAGCCGAAATTTCGCGGACGCTTGAGTTCCGCTTGCCTAAGCCTACCTTATCTGTGTACGAGGGTGAGACGCTCATTAAAAAGCCTCTCCGCGAAAACTACGGCGTGGCCGGGGCAGAGTGGTTAAGTAACCTCGTTAAAATCCCTACGCACCAAATAGAGGAGCTAATCGACCGTAGCACTGAGAAACTCAGTACGGACTTAGAAGCAACGTCGGAGGAACGCTTTTGGATCACAGGCTGCGCCGTGATTTATGTGGCCGGGGTGCTCGCAGTTAAGATGGGCTTAGTGGACTGGGATTTACAAACCATCTACGACCGTTTGTGCGACATCATTAAACTTAATCGCCACAACAAAGACACGTACGAGTTCAGCGCGACTGACATTCTCGCGAGCTTCTTGGCGGAGAATACCCGCAATACAGTTGTAACCGACAAGGGTACCACTGAGAATAGCACCATGATTAGATTGTTCCCGAGTGGCTCGTTGAACGTTCGCTATGAGCAAGACACCGGCTTAGTCTATGTACGTACGTCGGCACTCAAAGAGTATCTTGCCAAACGGGCGATTGGTATAAACTCAGTACGCGATACGCTAGAGCAACGCGGGCTACTACACAGCTTGAATACGCGAAAAGTCATCTCGCAAGGCTTACCGCAAACGTCTGGGCGCGTCTATTGTATGGTGATGAAGGTTGACGAGCTCGTGAAGAATACCCTAGACATTATGTTGGAGAACAGCGATGGCTGATTGGTCTAAGTTCAAAAATGCGCGGGAGAGTAGAGAAGAAACCACCGTTTTCCCAACGATGAACCTACGATACGTGGTGAGCCAAAGCGGGAATTTTATCGAACAGATGGTAGAGCATCGCAACGCCAATGGTATGGTGGTTAGTACTGAATGGGTAGCAATACCCGTTGTCTATAAATTGGAGATTTAACATGACACAAATTGTTTACGATGGCCGCTTTTTGTTAGCGGATCAAAAATGCTTCCGTGGTAATGCCTTAATTCGTGCGACGAAGTTATGTACCAGTATAAAGTATGACGTGCAGCGATACTGGGCGTTTAGCGGTTCATTCCTGGAATGTACGCTAGGAGACGCCGTAGTCAGAAGTGGTTTTGATGAAAGCGAAATAGAACGTGTTCGACAACTTATGCCTTATGAAGACCTACAAATATTTAACGGCCTTATGGTGGAAGTAACCGCCGACGGCAGAAAAGTTTACTTGCTAAATTATTCTGGGGAGCGCATTGAAGTCACTAATAACCAATTCATCGCAGTAGGAGCGATGCATCAAGAAATTACGTACGCGTATAATACTTGGCAACAATGTGCGAAGGCACTTAGCGTCAACCCAGATACGATGTTCTGCCAAAACCCAGACGACGAAGACGCGCAACTATTGGCGTTATCTAACTTCCTGCGGTTTACGTTAGCCGGCACGGAGTACGACCAAGCAGGGTGGCACTACGACGGCTACGACTTTGCGAAAGGTGGTAAGTATCGATGTATTTAGAGTATAAAAAGTGCTCGGTGTGTGGTGTGTTAAAACCCGTCACGGAATTTGAGAAGCGCGACCACCACTCGTTTAGCTATCGCTGTAAAGCATGTGCGGCAGAGTATCGCAGAGCCGTCTACAATGGCAACAAAACAAGAATCCAACTCGAACGCAGATTAGCGAAACTTGAGAAGTTCTGCGGCGAGCATAATATCAACATCGAAATTAAGGTGAACAATGATGAATCTACATGGAATTAAAGCACTACCTAACGGCAATGTTATAGATTTTAATAACGTGAGCGACTACGAATTTACCGTAGAAGAAATCGCAGAACTTCTGTCGCATATCAAGCGGTTTAATGGGGTAGGTTTTAGTGTCGCGAAGCATAGCGTTATTGTGGCGAAAGAATTACTACATCGCACAAACAGTAAGGGTGTTGCGTTACTTGGTTTATTCCATGATGCAGCCGAAGCCTACTTAGGCGACGTTGTTTCCCCGGTTAAAGATATGCTAGGTACCGCTTGGAAAGACTTAGAGTATCGCATACAACGCGAGATCTTGTGGAAGTTCGGGGTATTATCGATTGGAAACCCCGTCGCTAAACTGTTAGTAGCGGAAGTAGACAAAGCAGCGATGGCGGCTGAGTTGAAACATCTTATCGCGTGGGGGAAATATACCCTAGACAAGCAAGGAGTTTGGGAAGAAGCGCTAAAGGATGTAGGCGACTTAACGTGCGACGACATTCCTGCGCTAGTCAACGACGACTCAAAAGCAGCGTTCCTACAACTTTACGACGAATTAACCTCAACACAAGCAGGAGAATAGCTATGCAACAAGGCAGTACAACAGGGCATTCACCATCACCCCTAGACGAGCAAGTGGGTGGCGACCACTATAAAAAATGCAAGATTCAGCCGGTGGAGTTTATATTAGCAAACAACATTGGCTACATGGAGGGCAACGTTATTAAATACGTTGTCCGGCACAAGGACAAGGGTGGTATCGCAGACCTTGAGAAAGCGGCACACTACTTGCGAATGCTCATTGAATTTGAGCGTAATCAACTAACAGGAGAAACAAAATGACTAAATATGGATTAACTCCAGAACAATTACTCACATATATTAATTCAACCCGCTACAACCGCTTCGGCGAAACCGGTATCCAGTGTGTACTTACATTGAAAAATGGCTACACCGTAACAGGCGAAAGTAGTTGTATCGACCCGTCTATCTTTGACGAAAACATCGGTCGCCAAATCGCTTACGATAATGCCTTCGATAAATTGTGGCCGATCTTGGGTTATCAAGAGAAACAACGTTGGTACGAAGAAACCCAACTCAACTGGGCGGACCGTGTACGTATTGAGCTTGATGCGCTCCTAGCCCGTACTTCTAAACTAGATGCTGTCTTGTTTAGTGTCGATGGCAGCGAAGCTGATCGCCCTTCGCATATTGACGAGCAACAATGGGTGCTGATGCATAAGCAGTACAAAGCGATGAAGGAATACAAAGATATTCTATTCGAGCGTTGGTCGCTTACATTGAATAAATAACAAAAAGCCCACCAGAAACTAGGTGGGCTTTATTCATTTTAATTTCTTGTCAATCCAGTTCTTCACAACTTTGCGTGTAACGCTTGGTATCATCTGCATAATTACTTCTAACACCATCGCTCCACTGGCTCCACCTACGACAGCGAGTAAGCCATTGAGCCACAGACTAAACGTCGCCCCGAAATGGCGCGCAATAGCAACACCAATAAAGACGCCTACTGCTACGTCTAAACATCGTGCGCAAAATGCTTTGCCTTTGTTGAACTCAACACTCGCTTTAACAGAGCCTAGCAAAGAACCGATTACAACTACGTAAACATCTACATACCGCAACAATTCATCCATCTATCCCCTCGCACTGAAATATGTAGAACACAGCGAGTAGGAACCACACGCTAAGTCCTGCGCAGACAACGATCAACATATCGAGTGGGGGATACTCCGTGACGTAACCATTCGCTAGCACAGCCTGTAGCAAAGCCCCGAGGATTAGCCCGAACGATTTAAAAATCTGGTGCGCACGTTGTACGGTGAGTAAGCCTGCAACCCCGAATGCCACAGTCATAGAAACAAACACAAAAATCGCATAGTGATGGTCGACGACGTGGTGTGGGAGTTCTACTTCAACCCCAGCATATAGATGAATTACCAAAGCTAATCCCCATATCGCGCTTGCGAACACATTCACTATCTGTGCTGCTCGCGTGTCACGACCAAATAATACGTACAATATCCTACACATAGGCAAATACCCTCGTAATTAAATAATCCCACCGGTTAGGGTGGGATGGGTTTTATGCGGTAACAATGACTAAGTTACCGTCTTTGTCGATATAAGCGTATGTTACTTGGGATGTTGTAACAACTTTGTCTTCGATGTTATGTTCCATGATAACCCCCTACACTTTCTCTGCTACACGGATGGTGTAATACGCGCGGTATTTACGTATTTTGTCTTTCACTTCTTCCAACCCATAGACGGTGTTAAGGTCAATTTTGGTGGACGTTGGCGTCGGATTAGAAATCACTAACTCGCGAGTCACTGTAGGTGTTTTCATCGCAAAGCCTGCGGATACGGCCGGGTTGGTTGGGATTTCAAACACTTCGATGCTAACGCTTAAGATCTTAACATCGGCGTACGGGAATGTCGCAGTACGCGAACGAAGCTGCAACGCAACTTGACCGGTGCCTAAACCTGTCAAAGTGAAATCTTCGTAGCCGGTGACTTCGGAGATAAGACGCTCAGTCAACCCAGGAACAAATGCCGGACGCTCGTGCAGTTCTACGAAATCATAGTTTTCGTTGTTGTTCTGTACGAACAGTTGCGACGGAGGGAGCTTATTTACCTGCGTGACACCTGTAGAGCCTTGAGGTTTAACGCCCCAAAGTCCGTCCGCGTTTTTCGTGATTGTGTCGTCGACCAATTCGGTTAAATCAACTTCAACGCGTTTAGTAACATTGTTCTCGAAAAAACCTTTGCCTAAATCGGCGGAGGCTACAACCTTTTGATTTTTCATTCTTTGCTACTCCTATTAAAAAATCAAGCGTGGACGAGTAACACCGGTGTCGATGTTAATGTCGTCGTAACCGGCGTAACGTACAAGCGTTGATTCTACGGTTACCATCATCGCACCCGTACCTGCTTTCGCTTTGATCGCAGCATCGGTCATTGTTTTGTATGGCATGGTGACACGTTTTTGTCCTTTCGGTAAGGTTAAGGTGTAAGTGTCGTCGTACAACGTTACGCCATTTAGTACACCTTTCGCGCGTACGCGAACCGTCACGTCATACGGAAGTGGATCGGCAGACTGGTCGACAATGTAGAACACAACCAACGGTTCGGATTTACCCGCCGGGTTTGCGTCAAAGCCTGCGAACGGCCCACGGCTTGCAGCATGAGTACGATCGTTTGCGACAAGCAAGTGTGTACCTACCCAACGTTTATTTGGCACGGCGGAAGTATCGCAGCGTGTGAGGAACACATACCCGATGTTTTCGCCAAAGGTATCAGAAATTAGTAAGTCAGGGCAACGCAATAAATCGAAGTTTTCTTCGCTGCCATCGGCTTTTGTTACTTTCAAGCGATGATCGACTACGGTCACACCCTGTACGCCGGTGTTAATCGTCGCCACTACGTCAGCACCTTGTTTAATAGTATAGACACCATTATTTTTGGTAGACGAAATTGGCTTACCGGTTACGCGAATGTGCGTAGTGTAATTTTCACCACCGAATTCTAACGTCAATTCTTCGGTGTCAGCGTCATAGGCAAGCGACTCAATACGAGGGAAGCACACCTTTTCAGTTTTGATAAGGTCGCAAATTATGTCCGCGAGTTTATCGCATAGCACAACCTGCGCATTACGTGGTAAATAAGAGTCACCGCCGCAGGCTTTAAGCCCACCTTGTAATTTGCCGTTGTCAAGCAACGACTGGATATAGTTGGAAACTTCGGCTTTTGTCATGCCTTTAACGCTTCCGCAACCACCACACGCCATAGGTTACCCCCTTTGTTTAATGGCACGTACGACTAACCCCACCACACCTAATGTGGTAATAAAGTAGGGTTTCCAGTTTGCCGGTAGTAAGTCGGCAATCGCTTGTACGTTGGCGTCAAGTACCGGGACAACGGTCACCGCACCTAACACCCAAGTACTCCAAGACTTCAAATAGTCTTTAAGTTGAAATAATTGCATCGCAACCTCCTAATCAAAGTACGGCACTTTTTTGCCGTTAATTAACATAAAGCCAACCGGTTCGCCTAAAATCGCATTAAGCCCGCCGACGATGGTGTCGGGTAATGTCTCGACCGCAGTAGAGACAGGCGCTTGTGCGACTTTGCCATAGGTAGAATCAACCCCGTTCTCGCAACAGTCTGTCTCGCAGACCATACGCTTGATTAACTCGTCGCTAGGCGAGAAGGAAACACAAGCTCCGGTAGGGAACCTACGTGGGGTCGTACCGCTTAACCCCCGCGCAATCGCGAGGTTACCTTGGTGATTGAGTAATTTCACCACTTCGTAACCTATGGTGTCTTGGATTAATAATGTCGTCCAATCGCCAGGATTGAGCCGGTGTAAAGCGAAAGTTGGGTCTTTAAGTGGGATCGACGTGTCGTCGGCTTCCAGTACTGTCGATAGACTTGTAACGAAACCCGGCATTGTTTTAGCAACCATATTTGCCCTCACAACAGTTACTTCGGTCATCAGTGATTACGCCCGATACTTTCACCTGTTCGCGTTTGTCGATCTGGAACTCGTACACTTTGCACCCACAGGCAATGACTCTTGCGACATAGCGCCCGCATGGTAGCTTAGTGAATTCCGAATCAAGCAAGAAACACAGGCTGCCGTTATCGTCGTAATCGAACATATCATACACTAAAGTTAGTGGCTGTTCACGCTCTATCTCAATCGTCTCCAGTCCACCACAAGGCGTATAACAATAGGCTACCTTAGGTGGCAGGTCGCACTCCAACGGTAGAATGTGCAGCTCAACCTCGCGACAGCACTCAGCGAAGTTATTACGGCGGACCCGTAAACGGATCCGCTTGGTATTATTGTTGGCTCTTATAATCATTCTGCGTCCTCTAGCGCGTGCATCTCGCGCAAGTACTGTAAGTTACTCTCGTAGTACTTCTGGTTCTTCGCTTCACTATCTAGCTTAGAACTTGAAATACGTTTTTGCCGTTTGCGATATTCAAGGATTACTTTGATTTTAGCCTCGTCTGCTTTATCAAAAGTACCGTCCGCGATTCGCTTCTTGAGCCACGACTGTGTATTAGCACTCGCCGCGCCAAACTTCAACGCGTCTTCCCCTTTACGCTCAGAGTACACGGTAATTATATCATCAATATCCTTATATCTACGTAAGTTGTTGCTTACTTGTGCGTAGGTGCGTTGGCTAGGCGACTGCTGCGGTTTGTGGAATGTACGACTACCGGTTGCCGCTTGTGCGATTTTTATCGCTCTCGCAAGCGCTGGGTTTTCTAAATCCGACTTATTCGTAAGCGGTTTATTAATCGCGTCAATCATACCAGCTAACGGTTGTGCGAAGCCAGACACAAGGTAGCGAGTCTGCTCAGGTGTGAGGTTCACCCCAGTGGAATTAAGCCCTCTTGCTACCCACGTCCACGCCGGTGCCGTGGTGTTCTTACCTGCCGCCCATTTCTCCTTGAGGTTATCCGAACCTTGTCTGGATAACTTATTACCGAAGTCGTCACGGTCACGCAGTGTGTTGTACATAAACTTCGCGTACACCGGTGTGATTGGCGCAAGCGCAGTTTCAAATATGTTCGTATCACCCGGAGGTGTAGGAGCAACGTTCATATTCTCCGTCAGCGCGTGGATCACGTGGTGGTAGGATTCCTTGAGCGACCAGTTGCCGGCTGCCAACTGATATGCTGCAGTCCCAATCGCGGAGTACACCATATCCGCACCATAGGCGATTGGCATTTTAAGGGTGCCGTAACAACCGATTTTGATTGGCGTAGCTCGCATAAGCTCACCACTATTGTAGTCGCGTAGTGTCTCTGGTTCTCCACCATCTTCACACGGTAAGAGCTCCATTGCGAGTGCAGCGACCGCCATAAACGCAGCGCGGAATACCGCCTGCCGTAGACCATTAATTAAACCATTTTTGGTCTCTAGTCCACGGGTCGTAGATCGAGAACCTTGGATTGTAGCGTTACCGAAAGGCACCGTACTACGAATAACAGAAGATAACCCGGAAGCCCCTTTGTCGTTAAAATTCATAAACCATAAGTTTGCTTCAATGGCTTTCTTCTCCGGCATACCCATCGCCTGTAGGGTATCTACCATCGCCAAGGTTGACGCATATTCCATCGCCATTGTTAAAGTTAAAGCACGGTTCTGCGCATTCGCGATTTTACGTGCTATTGCGCTTTGGATACCGTTCTTCTCGTAGGCACGTTGCAACTCTTGCGCGGAGAATTGGAATGAGTCAGCACGCGTTGCGAGACCTCCTGCTTCTCCGATTTTTGTGAGCTTATCAAACGTCTGCCGCGCTTGCGGCGAAGACAACAACCAACGGCGGAACGCAGTGTCTTTCGGGGCTTTGTCACCTTCGCTTAGTGCATAGGCTACAGTCGCGCGGAAGTACCCTTCCTTGAAAAATCCGCGTAACAGCGAACGATAGCTATTGGTGAACAAGTCTTTTGCGAATTCAAGGCGTAAGCCTTTCTCCTTCATGCCTAATTCTTTGAAGAAGTAATCGACCTTACCGTTCGCAGCCATTGCTTTGATCTGGGTTTTCTTTTCGCCCCAACCTTTATACGCATTAACCAAAGAGAACCCAGGCATCATCGTAATCATTACTGATACTAAACTACGCATATTACGCGCCACGTCGAGCAAGAAGCCATTAGGCGTAACAACATTGTCGCCGAATAAGGCGTCATTTGCGAGGTCATTATCTAGCGATACTTTTATGTATTGCTTTTGACCGTTTGCTCCGTCACGTGTAATCAGGTAGCCCTTGGCCGCACCGAAATTTTCGTCAAGTGTTGTGACTACGCGAATCGCAAACTCACCTTTGCCTTTTTGTCCTTTGCCGCCTTTCTCATAGATCATCTTCCCGAGGGCATTTTGTCCTACACGTTTTGCTGAGAGTGCAGCCAACATGTTAAGGTTCTGCAAAGCACCAGACCCCGTCCAAGCACGACCCATGTGTTGCCCTTGCCATTCGGCGGCAACTGCGTCGTCAATGCGCTGTTCAATGGTACGGTTTTCTTCAATGTAGAACGTATCACCAACCATATTAGATTTAGTCTTGATGTCCTTCGCTTTACCCATAGTAGGCGTAAAGAATGGGTTCATGTTCGCCTGGCCGGTGAGCTCCTTACCTAGATGCTTATGTTGGTATGCATACATATCCTGCGAGAGCTGCGCATACTCGCGAACAGAATCAGCCAAGAATCCATCTACAACTAGATCTTTATAGTCTAGCGTGTAGTCCTTAGAAGTATCCTTGAACCCTTTGTCAACGGTAAACCCAACGTCGGCGATATAGTCTAACCACGGCTTCCCTTTGTAGGTGAGGTCAACTTTACCTTGCTGCACGGCTTTCGTAAGCACATTGTAGGCATCGGCGTTTGTCATACCATTATGCCCCCGCCAATTCTTACGTTGTGTCAGGGCTTCTTCGCGAGTTAAGCCGTCTTCGTTGAGAAGTTTGTTTTTATTCTCGTCGAATACGCGCAAGATTTCTTCATACTCTTTCGCTTTCGTCTCTAACTCTGCAAGCTTTTTGCGCTGATACGGGGTGTAGGTAGGTGCCTCTTGGGTATCTCTATCCCAACCATAATTAGCGAGCTCGTCTAAAATCCCGTTCTTATGCTGCAGTTGTCCGCGATTGTCATAGAAATCGAAGCCGTTAAGTAATACGTGGTACTTGTTGCGGATCGATTCATTCTCTGACATCGCTTGGTCTGTCTTCGTAATCGCGGCCAGGCTCGTGGTTACGACCATGACATCGGTGTCGATAGCGTGGCGATTTTTACGGCTTGTGTATAGGTCATCACGCTTTTTAGCCAGAGCACGGAGTTTGTCCGAAAATGCGTAGTTGCGTTGTTGGAACTTCTTCTGTTGGTGATTGACCGCGTTTGTCGTAGTTTTAATTGCGTGCGCTAACTCTGTGCTATATCCACCGATATATTTAATCGCTGAGTACTGCGAATCGACAAATGCCTCGTGGAAGCGTTCACGTTGCGTTAATGCGCCACGTACCTCTTGCTTCTGTACTTTGGTTGTGTCGATAGAGTTCGGGTTAAAACCGGCCGGGTCAGCTACGACGCCGCGTTGCGTTTTACCGGTGAGCTTATCCGCCACCGCAGACGCTGCGTTCGCAACATAATCGGTGATAGCCTGCTTCGCAGATTGGATAGAGTAACGGGTATCTAGATTTACGCCTTCTTCTACATTATGCGCAAACGCTTGTAGTCTGGCAGTGGCCGCCACAACGTCTGGATCTGCGTGTTTGGCGATTTGCTCGTCCAGTGCCGCGAATAAATCTTTTACCTGTTGATTAGTCATCACAGGCTTACCGAGCACCTTGCGAATAATGTTACGAATCCGTTGGAAGAATCCGTCAGTTGCTTTCTCCGTTTGCAGCGCATTATCTACTTTTATCCCGTAGCGATCTTCCAACGCTTTCACATTGTCAGTTTTTAACGCTGCATTAAGCTCGGCTAACGCTTCTTCCGCTGCCATGTGCTCGTTGACTGAGACAGCCTCGCCACGGTTAATACGTTCTAGCTGAATCGCTTGCGCAAGTTTCGCGATAGTTGGGTTAGCGAGCGCGGTATCAAGCACATCGGTTAGATCTTGTCCGTATTTGGTGTCTAGCCCTAAGTGTGTAAGTTCGTGCCACGCAACGAAGCCTACGCGATCTTCGGCCGTTAATCCGTTTTGGGCGTAGATACCGTCGGCGACAATGTACACATTACCGGATGACTGGTCATAGAATCCTTCAATACCATTTTTGTAAATGTAGTGCTCTGCTTGTACGGAATTAAAGTCGTTACGTGAAATCACGGTGACTTTGTCGGCATGAGTACCCAGTATTCTACGTAAAGTTGTCGCTACCTTTTCCTTCGTTAGACTTGTGTCTAGCGAGTTTAAATCCGCAGTACTAAACTTGACTTTCGATACCCCAAACTTACCTTGCTTCGGAGTGTGGCTCAAATTTGAGGTTTCGTTTTTGGTTTTGCTCACGGCTGATGTTTTAGCCTTCGCGTTACTCATATTTGATACTTTCGCTTCGGATTTAGGTGCATCTTTGTTATCTAAGATATACACCATCGCTCCATCCAGATTATCTACAGCGGAGTTGTAGAAAGCTGTCGGTACATTAATACAACCCGCGGACATATAATTGTCGCTTGCTGTAGCGGAATTAATCGCCTTAACCCGTTCCGGTTTGTTCCATAAGCGGTGCATAGCGATTACTCCACCGTCGGCTTTTGTAATGTCCTTGCCGGTTACAGTATCAGTCAGTACCAACACGTCGTCGCCAAATATACGTTTATCTGCAGCTTTTGTTGTGAGTGCTTTCTGTAATTTAAAGCGACCACTCGGCGTGGAGTTCGCGACATTCTCGTTAGACTTGTTACGACCAAAGATGGCGTTCTGTGTATCTAGCACCTTGCCGTTATTGTCAACGATGTGGATTTTGCCCTCGTTCTTGTCTGCGACAACAAACACTTTTCCGCCGTTATCATGGTTCTGTGTTACCCAGTGGATCGTGTTGCTCGCGTCTTGAGAGACGTTTTCGATCTTCGGACCATTCTCGTAAACACTAAACCCTGCCTGCGCGTGTGCGTCTTGTGGTACGGTCATTGCGCCTACGGCAACAATCGCGATAACGCTCGCTAATATGTTCTGTACCTTTTTGAACAGTTTATGTAGGGCTTCGGATTTATTCTTCACCCAGTCCATAAAGTCAGAGTGGTTAGACGCCCACGCTAAGTCTTCGTTTGTCCCTTCGACCGCAGAGCCGTCCTCGTTGCGGATGTTGTTCTCTTTCGCGAACTCAACTACGGCTTCACGCGCAGCCTGCTCGTGTTCACGGGCATTGCGTAGTACATTGTTGACGGCAGTATCCGTCATTTCTCGCGCATCTTGTGGTTGTTCAGCGAGGGTTAATGCTGCGATGTCTTCGGCGGTATTGCTATTTTTTATATCGTCGAACACCATCTCTGCTGTGCCGTACACAGCATTGCCGTCAAAGTCAAAGCCTAGTAACCCGTCGCGAGTACCTTTGAACGCGTTGTGCTGAGGATTTCGTGTGCTGTACTTAATGTACCCACGTTCTACTACGCCCCAACTACTAGAGCGAGCTGTTGGTGTACGGGCAAAAAACGCTTCCTTGATTTGCTCGGCGTGTTTAGGATTTTCTTTCAATAACTCATGTGCGCGCTTTTGATTTTGGCGTAAATCGCCACCCTTAAACTCTTTGAGGTAAGGTTTAGCTTGTTCTTCCTGTTGCGCTACGGCAGAGTCAATTGCGTTGTTAATGCGATTTTCTTTTTCAAACGCAGCCACGCGATTAGGCGTAGTTGAACCTTTTTCCTTCGTCACTATATGTGGTTTGGAAATGGCTTCCTCGAACTCTTTATACGCTTGTTCTCTACGCGCATTGAGCTTATCCTTTTCAAGTTGCGCATACCGATCATAGGCTTCGTCATCTAACTTGTTAGCGAGTTTATGGATTGCATTGCGAACGTCTAGATCTCGTGCGAGGTCTTTTTCGCGTGCGTCCTCTCTCAACGCCGAAACCTGTTCAGGCGTAGGTTTACCCTTAACTTGTTTAATCTTATCGAGCAGCTCGGCTTTATCCGGATTAGTCTCATCTTTTCTTTGGTTTACTCCTTCGGCGTTTTGTGCTGGAGCTTTAGTCGCCAATTCGCGTTTTGCATCTCTATTTTGCGAGTTATTATTTCCCTTATCGTCACCGAACATTCGTTTAGGATCATAGTCCATTCCGTCCGTGTCGATTACGTTACCTACGTAGTGCGACATCCCCTCTATATCAACCCTATTCGTGATGTCCGCTCTATCTTTTATTAGGTCTTTACTCACCCATACGGTATCTGCTGGTGATTGGCTTAATTTACGAGCGTGTGATGGTCTCCCACCGATGTCAATGTTATTTTTTATCACAACGACTTTGTAACCTTGTTTACGCGCTCGCGCTATAATCTTATCTGTTGTAGATACGCTACCGTCTGGTAGTTTAATTCGATTAAATATCGCTCCTTTGGCGTCGATTACTAAAACGTCGTCAGTATGCGAGATTTTAATTCTAGACATCTTACGCTTATCAGGAGATACGTTCCCATTCTTTTCCGCATACGTAGAAGCGAGAGCAGGGGAGGAAGTAGCATATATTCCACCCAGGTTTTCAGGACGTGAAAGCTCAAAATCTATGCCTCCTACATATAGATTTATCTCGTCTAGTTTTACCTTGTTACGATGCTCATAACTACGATTGGTATCTGGCAAACCTTGCCCAATAGACTGCTCCGCGTCTTTATCTTTGAAGTAATTATCGAGCGTCTGTTTGTCGCTTTTAGCCTTAGCATTTCCTGCCGTCATATTCAGTGTATGCTTACGCTTATACGCAGACGTGAAGTAAGCCTTTAACTTCTTCTTGTTAGCGTCGCTAATATCTAGTTTATCAACCTCGGCGATAGTATTTTCATATGCCTTGATTAATCCATTTGTTGAGGCGAAATATGGGTGGATCATCGCGCTCTCTACATGATCGCTCAAACCTAATTCTTTTGCCCAATGTTGTTGTGGTTTGTTATCTAAGTATGCTTCAACTAATTTGTCTTTGGTACCACCTTTCGTAACCGCAATGGCCCATCTCGCTGCGCTTAAACTCGGAATGTTTGTCCCACGATAAGCACTCTTATCCGCTTTCTTAATATAATCAGAGTTCAAGGCTTCGCGCTCAGCGAAGATTTCGTTATCTCGTGGGGGAGTTAAGCCCTCTACATACCCATCTTTTAATTCACCTTCTAATGTTTCTCCCACGCTATCGCTTTGCGAGCGTTGCTGTACTCCGCTATCTGTCCGCGTTTCGCTAGTTGTTTGCGCACTGCGATCACTTTGTTGGCTTCCGTCTTGCCCCAGTTCTCCGTGTTCTCCTCGTCCACTGACTGTTTCTCCGGTGCGTCCGTCAAGCCCAGTTGTATCGCTTTCTGTCTGGTTATGGTTCGGTTGTTCAGTAAGATCCGTAGTAACCCCCTCGTCGGACTGGTTATGTCCTGCGGAAGTGGTTTCGGTTTCAACTGTCTGAATTGGTTCGTTAGTTTCACTACGGCGTTGCGTTCCGCGGTTGTCAGCGAGGTTAATTCCGCGTTCGTCAGTCGTCCCGTCAACATCTTTCTCGCTAACTCGATTATTTTCTCTACTTGCATCTGTTTCACCTACCGGCGCAAATTCGCCTTCGTTGTTTTTCCAATCGCGATATGCCTTCGCGAAATCATTATTTGTAATAATTTCGCCATCTTCGGTGACATATTCCGAAGTAAACATACTCTCAATATCTTGGATACGTTGTTGATCTTCTGCCGATAACGTGTCCTCGTCAGTCTTAATCTTTGACGTAATACGCTCATATTCTTCCATGAGAGCACGACGATCTACCGGTTCTTGCGCCTCAGTATCCGTTTCCGCAGGCGTAACTACCTCGCCCTCTTGCGATACTACATTTTCGTCGGGTGTACGTTCTTGCGTTTGCGCTTCGGTTGCTTCAACACTTTTTGTCTCTGGGGCATTTTCCGTAGGAGTAGTGTTGTCTGCAGGCACCTCTTGCGAAGGTGTTGGTTTGTCCGTCGGAGCTTGGGCTTGGGCTTGGGCTTGGGCTTGGGCTTGGGCTTGGGCTTGGGCACGAC